TCGCCATAGCCAGCACCATCGCCAGAGCCATCGCCATAGCCAGAGCCATCGCCATAGCCATAGCCATCGCCATCGGTAAAAATTTTATTTGAAGCCATCAATAGACTCCCGCGCTTTCACGCTGCATGGGATTAACTCACATACCCCTGTCAGTGCAATCTCTGGATTTAGCGTGTCAACTTTTCCTTCGGACTGCAATCCGTTCTGCGCGACACCGGAAAGTGCTATCCCGTCTTTTGCTTTCCAACTCCACAAGCGGCGGGAGTCTTTGAGGATGACGTTTTCACCGTCTACGATCACGACTTCACCAGCATGTACACCTGCGGAATAGCAACGTGCAATGACGTACTTTCCGACAAACGGATGGACAGGGTTTGTCGCAGGCGCAGTGCCTGCTTGGGTGAAAAGCATAGCTAGTTCTTTTGCTTGTCCGATAGTCAGGTCATCTAAGTTCATTTAATTTCTCCAGTGGTTAAATTTGTGTCGATCAATGCGCGTATCGAGTCAGTTAAATGGCTCGCCAACTCCTCAAGCGCCGCTATTGCCGCATCATGACGTGCGCAGATTGCCACTGGGTCTGTGCCTACTGGCAGCGAGTTATGCAAAGCCTCCAGCGCCAGCCGCATAACCTCCTGAGCTTCCCGCAGTTCTTCTGCCAGCACTTCAACGCCACTCCAATCCGGGCGAAACTTCAGAGCGTCCGGTGGTGATGTGTAGATCGCAATTCTGTCCTGCCGCGCCTCAGGAGTAACCTCACACAACAACGCTTGTGTTTGAGCCTTCTGCAACTGGTCACGCCTGATGTACACCACTGGCATCGTTTCCCCGGCGTCGGGAATACGATCTGCTGGCTCCACTGCCGCCTGTGCTTGCGCTGCTTGCAGTCTCAAGACTTCCGCGCTCAATATCTCAGCGATGTCTACACTGCCGTAGCCAGCGCCACTCAAGTCATCTCGCTCATCTGCTGCACCGGCGATCTGATAGCACAGGCTCCGCGCCAGTGCGATGCTTCCTCGTTGTGTCATGGTGTCCCCTTTAGTGCGCGTATGTCCTTCGCGGTGTGTTGCAACGACAGGTTGTATTGCAGTTGGTAGGCAGTGATCGGGTTCTTCACTGCGTCTGCTTCGACAACCTTCGCCGCTTCTTCCAGTGCTGCTGCGAGAAAATCATCCTTCCACAGATCAACACAAGAGTCGTGGACTGATTTGCGTCCTGCTAGATGCGCTGCTGCGATTGCGGTTTGGAGTTGGTCGAGCGAGTAGTACCCGATTGCCACACCGTCGGACATGATGTGGTGTACAGGCTCCACGCTCACACCCGCTGCCAGCTTGTCGATAGTGGCGGCGATGATGGCACGGGCGAAGTCCATCGGGTTGTTGTCTGTAGGGTGCCGTGCTTGGATAGCGCGGATTTCGTCGTCAGTTAGTAGGTCCATTTCTTCGCTCCTATTACTGCCATTGCGATGGCTTTCTGCGGGGTGCTATACGTCTCGTAGTCTTCAACGTGTGTTGTCCATTCGAGTTCATGTGTGCGATACGGGAACAGATCAAACGCCTCCGCTATCGGGCCGATGACGCTCCAGTAGCGGTAGTCGAATGAAATCCAACCTTGTGCATCTTTTTCTTCGAAGCGAACAAGGCACCCCAACATTGAAAATACTTCTGCTTGGCTCCACCCAATAGCGAGAGCGAGTTGTCTTGAGATTTCTGGGTCAGATAAGTTCATCGGGCACCTCGACTTCCTCGCCCAGCTTGGAGGCAACGTAGGCTCTGCATACTGCGATCAATGCGGTATCCCCTGTGGCCCCGTAGGTTCCGTTGCAGCAGGCTTCCCAACCTTCATCCGAACAGTCGATGAGTTCACTGATGTGGTTTTGCAAGATCGGGCCACCTTGTGACCAGTTGGTTGATGGGGTGAAGTAGCTCATACAATCCAGCATCGGGTCGGACTTCACCAACCCTGCCGTTTGGTTCGCCTTCGCCACCATCCAGTCCAGCACAGGGCCGGACGCTTCGCTTACTTTGGTTTTCATAAGAACCTCGCCCAAAAGTACCCGACGATGCCAGCGAATGCAACGGCACCGATGGCCGTCAGGAAGTTGAAGATCACGTCAGCGATACGCTGGATCGTGGAGTAAGGTTCGTTGCAATCACAACTTCGGCCTTGATTACAAATACCGTTACACATTTCTAAACTCCTTCATAAGTATGTCAATATGTGCATCAAAGTAGTCGCCCGTCATCGGCTCCAACTTGATGAAATCATCGACGCTATTAGCAGACTTTGTAGCAAAGTTATCGCGCAAGAACCGATACCGATCGGCATCCAGCTGTTGCTTGATATGTTTTGCACTCTCGGCTTCACGCTTCCATTTCACATATTCTTCAGTCATTTGGAAATGCCTCGCCTGTAAATATCCATGAAATGACGCAGTAGATCGACCCAAACACCGCAAGGATCAGTAGTCCTACGACTCCTAGAAACAGGTCTTGTGCTTTCAATTTGTCTATCTCTCTATTTGTACAAATAAGGGTTGTTGGAATTCGTTACTTGATCTGCAAGCGGTCTTTGCGCACGATCCGAGCCCCTGCAATCGCTTCACCGGCCAGAATCGCAGCCTTGATAAGCGTCTTGCTTGGATCTGGTTCTTTGGGCTTGTTGCACAGCTCAGGCGGAAACTTAGCGCCGTCATCAATCTCCACCGACTCATCGCGTCCGACTGATAGCGTGGCTTGCAATAGCCCGTCATCGCTCTTGATGCTTATCGTGCCAGTGATTGACATACAGGCTTGCAAGTAGTCCTTCAATCGCGCCTGGTTCGCTTTCTCACGCTTAATCTGCGTCTGAATCTCAAGCAGATAGCTTTCCAGCGTTTCAATCGTGTGTCCCTTGCCTTTGTAGACTGCGACGGTTGCGATTGCTTTGTCTTTGAAAGTGCAGTCAATCAGATCCATCTTGTCGGTGTCGATCACTCCATCATCGTCAACGCACAGAGCAATGCGGTTCTGAATGTCAGCGGCTGCGGAATATAAACTAATCTTCATTTTTTTTCCTTGCGAATAGGTTGATGCGTTTCTAATAATTGCGCGTATAAGTCTTGCAAGTCCACGATCCAGTCCTGCAATGAATCAGCCTGAACCACCCAATCTGATTTAAGGAAAGCAGTGGACAATCCAACGCTTCCCTCGCCGCTATTTCCATTGAATTTCAGCGTTGCTAGTTTCATGATTTTTCATCCTTCTTTATGCCATCCTTCTTTATGACAAGCCAACTAGCTACCGATTGATTTAGCATTTCTTCAATGAATCGTTGAATCAAATCGGTTGCCGTGCATTCCGTTTCTACGGCAACGAGTTTCAATTTTTTATGCAAGTCATCGCGCAAATTGATAGTTAGGCGCTTATGGCCTTCTGGTGCGTGAAATGATTTTTTGTTCATGATGTGCTTTCAGTTGGTGTGTATTCGCAGGTTGCGCTTTCAGTTGACGCCAGCGTCAGACCTAATCTAGTGAGCGCATCCTTGATTTCATTCAGTGATTTACTTCCTAAATTTGGCAGTTTGTACAAAGCGCCACCACTCCACGTAATCAGTTGCCCAATGGTTTTAATGCCTTCTGAAACAAGGCAATTCTCAGATCGCACAGTCAGGTAAAGCCCGCTAATTGGCGAGTTTGTGAGTACGTTAGATCGCATATCCACAGCGTTTAGTGCATTGAGCCAGTCGCGTAATTGCCCGACTTCTGACAGACTTTCGAGCCTAAAAGTGATTTCCATAATTTGCCTTCAAATAGGTGGGGGGGGGAGGCTGTCTTGCAGGACTCAAGTGGACATCACACTTGATTGCCTCCCCGTAAATTAATAGTCGTAACGTGCCAGCTTGCGTTGCTTGCTGGTAGTCAAGTCGTAGTGCATTGACGCAGTGGCAAATGGGATTTCAGAGTCGTCAGGGTCAGCAAAGAACTGGTCATCCGGCATGTGTCCACCGCCGTGTGTACGCTCAGGCATGGCCCGTGCTGCTTTTATTGGGTGGTGGCGCAGTGCAGCTACAATCTTTGGCAAGGCTTCTGGCGTTGTCTTGCGGTCCAGAATCTCGCTGGCCGTCAGTTCGGTGTTTGCCTGGAACACGCCACGCAGAACCATTCGGGTTCCGGTGCCGCAGTCATTCTTTGCAAAGTCCTCTGTCTCCAGCAAGATACCGACAGGCTTGCATAGGTCGGGGAATACACTTCCTTGCTCCTTTACTTCTGCCTTGGTGTCGTAGTCATAGCGGGTGACGGTCCCGGCCTTTGGCGCAATGGAGCGAAGCTGCAAACAGGTCATCAATGCATTGAGCATGGAGAACCCTCCGATCTTCGATCCATCAGCCTTCATCGTGTAGATGCTGACCTTGGTCTTTTGGCCTGCATTGCTGGTGAAGCTCAGGGCAATACCTTTGGTTCCGGTCTTGGCGGTAATGTCCTCTGCCTGCGTGATCTGGCCGATGTACTTGCCAATCTCTTTGATTTGGTTTCCTTGCGTGTCAGCTTTACGGGCTTCGTTTACGTCGAGTTGATACATGGTGCTTTTTCCTTTGAGTTAAGCGGGTTGAGTGAGTTGTTTTGCAGCCTGATACAGCAGGTGCGCCTGTTCGGGTGTATTTGTCATCCCCAAATATTTACCGGATCGAAAAGCTAGAAACTTATTTCCTCGCATCGAAACGCCTAAATAGCCAGTTGAGTTATTTGCGTTTGGCTTGGTGAAGTTTTGAGCGTTTTTCTGCGTTGAAACATCGCGCAGATTCTTTAAACGGTTGTCAGACTTAATGCCGTTTATGTGATCAATAACTTCTGAAGGCCATGTTCCGTGCATGTATAGCCAAGCCAAACGATGGGCGTAATACAGCCTTCCAGCTATCCTGATTTGTATGTAGCCTTGCCCATTGATACATCCAGCTTGAGTTCCTGCTTTCCATCTTCTTGCTGTGTTACGCAGCGTAAATAATCCTGTTTCAGGATCAAACGCTAAATGCGCTCGTAAATCGTTGTATGTAATCACGCTACAACTCCAATCTGGTAGTAATCGCAAATGGTCTGATCTACCTTGGCAAGATCGTTTTCGATATGCTCGGAATCAAACATCTGCATAGGTGTCTTAACCGTGTCTAGCCCGTTGTTTTGCGTGCTGAACAGGTACTGCCCATTGATGACAGCGGTACGCATAACGATGGTCAACAGACCTTCAATCGTGATCTTTTCATCCAGCAATTTGCCAATCGTCTTAGCCTTGACATGGCCGGATTCGTCCTGCTGGGTATGGGCAAGGATGTAGACGCGGGTACTGTCTGCCAGCTTCCCGGCACACATCAGAATGTCCCAGGCGTTACGGGCGATTTCGTTGTACTTGGCAAAGGCTGCATTGCCGGTTTCGTTGTCCAGCACCCGGCGCATGAATTCGTTAGCAAGGATGTACTGGAAGTCATCAATGATGATGATTGGCTTGTGGGTACGCTGCATTGCTCCCACGATGGTTTGCGCGTTGTCCGTGACGATGGTTGACCCGTCCGGGGTTCCCTTGGTGCATGGTCCCCATCCCTTTGCGCGGAACGGGAGTGGCTTTTTCACGGCCTGAATCAACAGCACTTCGGCTGGGTTTAGATTGCGAAGGCTGGTTGTTTTGCCGGTGCCGCTTTGCCCCAACACCATACAAGCAATACTCATACTGTCTCTCCTTTGTGCTTTTGAAGTTCTGCAAAACGGATGCAAGCCAACCCACACAACAGCTTCATATGGCTATCTGACACGCCGTACTCGTTACCGATTAGGTAAAGCACATTTAGCGAGTATTCGTGGTGCGCTGCTGCCTCATCTTGACTCTCTGCCGTGTCAAACGGCGCGTCCACAATTCCGTCGATGTAGTTCATGCAAACCACCGTGTACTGTCGATTGCCATATTTATCACCGTGATAAACGGGCGGTCTCCGCTCTTGTGAAACTTCAGATAGCGGTAAAAAATGATTGGGTGTAGTAGTGCTTTCATGTTTGACAAGCCCATTCGATAATCCACCAAGCCAATCCGACTGCGATTGCCGTTGCCAACATCACATCAAACAGATGTCGCAGATAAAGGTTAACGTGTATCATGCGACATCCTTAACGTGTTTACCGAGCCTTGCAACCCGGGCGGTGTTATATGTAACTAATGCGCTGGCATACTCTTGCGCGCTTAGTGCAGATAGCAGGCTTCGTTTTGCGTCTGCTAGTTCCTGCACTGCAAGAACTTCGGCGGTTGGTGCCCTGAACACGGCACCGATTTGCTGTAGCCAGTTCATGCTCGGACCTCGATACCTTCATCAGCAATGATCTGTTTGATTGCCGCAATCTGTTCGCGAGTTAGCTCTTGCGTTACAGTTCGGCCATTCATCACGACAGTCAACTCGCCTTTGTTGTCCCATGCGTCGGCATAAACGTGCATGGACAGCTTGATGTGCGCGTAGGTCATACTTCCACCAGCGTCCCAAAGTCATCGCAAACCGCAATGCCGCTGCGGGTGAATTGCCCGTAGGACAAGACTGTCCAGAAGCAAGGATTAGCGCAGCGCCACCAGCTAAAGCTGCCGGAGTAGCCGTGGTCATCTTCTATGTAGCCTTTTTTCATATCGTTCCCCTTATCCAAAACTTGTTTCGTCTGGCGCAAAGTCGGGTTCATCGCAACCGTCGTCGCTCCTGTCTTGCTCAAGGTAAGCAGTCTCAATTTGCTTGCGCTGTCCGTCGCTGAGAATTTCGATAATGTCTGTATCGCCGCAGAACGCTTCGCACAGATCAGCGCACTCGGGTTCGCGAGGCTCGTTCCAACCGTCACCTGATGCGCGTTCGTAGTCCAGCTCGCAAACCAGATCAACACCGTTCAGGCAGTAATGGAATGTGTCGGTTGACTTGCGAGCCGCCTTGCTTGCTTTCGATTGAATGAATGGTGCGAGTGCTTGCTGAAAAACTGGATGCAGATTCGATGTGTCTATGTGTCCCATGTCGTTCTCCTTGTTAATGTGAAAGCACACTCGCTGAATGCACTTTCAAATCGGGACTGACTTTTTCTTACCGTCCCTCGTTCATCTCAGCTTCAAGCGGTGATTGCTCCACCACTCGTTTTGTGATGGCATGGATGTAGTTTCGTTCGTAAACTTGCTATGGTCAAAGCAAAAAAATGTATCGAATTTAAATTGTTAATTGAGAGAATCAATTAGACGAAAGCTGGATTTGATAACGAGAATTGGACTACAACGAAAGTATCCTATGCAAGTAATAACACTGCCCGATCTCAAGATCACGATCAAAGGCGATGATCTCGAGATTCAGCACCTCAAGACAAAAACTGTGGCGGTAGTCACAACAAAGCAGCTCATAAACTGGGCGATTGTTCAGTTGCGAAAGAGCATAAAGTGAAGAAAAACATTGCAAATATCGAAACTATTACTACAATAGTTCACATGAACCCGGCTAGACGTGGATTGATCCCCGCGTCGAAAAGTGATAGCACAGCACCTGCCGTCAGTTCTTTAACCTGTGCGCAACCGTGCTAAAAAAATGTCAAACGCCTTCACCATCCCCGCCAAAGGCATCCAGATTCGCCAGCAGTCTGAAAAGCAGATGCGCAACAACATGACTCGCGTGAATCAAGAGCAACCAAGCTGCGTAAAAACTGATTTGGTTAAGCAGTTGAAATTATCAAAGGCTTCGATATGACGCAACAGCAATCAATCATCAAACGCCTGCGCAAAGGCTGGACAACGGGCCTACAAGCGCTCACAGACTGCGGAACGATGAAGCTAGCTACTCGCGTATCAGAACTGCGACAAGGCGGCTACACGGTCATTGATAAGTGGGTTGAGGCTAACGGCAAGCGCTACAAATCCTACAAGCTGGTGAAGTAAACATGTCAAATCCTTGGTTTCGCATGTACTCCGAGTTCTCGCACGATCCCAAGGTGCAGATGCTTTCTGAGTCTATGCAGCGCCGTTACATCATGGTTATGTGTATGCGTTGCTCTGACCAGCTTGAGGGAAGAACTGATGAAGAGGTTGCTTTTTCCCTTCGCATTGATCTTGCTACAACAGAGGAAACAAAAGAACTTTTCATAAAAAAAGGGTTCATTGATTCCGATTGGAATCTGCTGAATTGGGAAAAGCGGCAGTTCACTGCTGACAACAGTGTGTCAAGGGTTCAGAAGTACCGGGCGAACAGGAAAGCACTCGGTCTAACAAGTAACGGTTACACAAAACACGCTGTAACCGTTAACCAACGTGATGGTCACGCATGTGTCTACTGCGGATCAGATGAAAACCTTTGCATTGACCATGTTCTGCCTACCTGTAAAGGTGGGGATGACAGCATTGAAAACCTAGCTACTGCTTGCAAGACATGCAACAGCGGAAAAGCAGGGCGTACGCCTGCGGAAGCAGGCTATTCATTCAACAACAAAGCAACCGAAAAGTTGTGGCTTTCTTGGATGGAGTCACGACCTGTAACGGTTACTGTAACTCCACAGAACAGAACAGATACAGATAAGAAGAGAGTAATACCTTCTTTGTCGAAACCTTCGGTTATCGACTGCCCACACGAAAAAATCCTTGATGCCTTTGCTGACAAACTCCCCGGACTTGCACAACCAACCCGCAGCCTGTGGCGCGATGGAAAAAACGCGCCAACCCTGAAATCGCGTTGGGCTTGGCTGATGACGGCCTGCCACGAAAAAGGCAAGCGCAAGGGCGAACGCATGGCGACCACAGAGGCTGAGGGTGTTGAGTGGTTTGGTCGATTCTTTGCCTACGTTGCCGACTCTGATTTTCTGACTGGCCGACAAACCGAATGGGCCTGCGATTTGATTTGGCTGGTCAACAAATCGAACTTTGAAAAAGTGATTCAAGGTTCCTACGAAAACAAAGCCAAGGAGATTGCAGCATGAACATCCATGCGATCAACGATCTTTCGTCAGAGTTTCCAGAGTGGGAATGGGCAATCGTCAGGTCTTGTGAAAAGCCAGAAGAACGCTGGATGGCGCAGCGATTCATTCTGAAACTGCGGGAACACAAGGCCCGGTATCCGGCGTTTATCGAATGGCGCGTTGCAGAAATCTTTTTCTCCGAGCCAAACGCAAAGATTCGGTCGTTTTACTGCTTTCAGCCAGTGAGCCACTTTACTAAAAAGATTCACAAAAACAAATCCATTTTTAAGCAGGCAGAAGCGGTATGAACGACACCGCAATCCAAGCCGAATACACGCTTTTAGCCATCGCTTTCGGATGGTTGCCAGCAATCGAATCCGTGTCCGACACGCTCCAGCCGGAACACTTTTCCGACGAGGTTAACGGGCTGATCTACCGAATCATGCTGAAGGCTTTGGCCCGTGGTGACAACTCGGTGGACGCGGTGACGGTGTTTGACGAACTGGACGGTGCTGAAACGCTGCAACGGGTCCATGAAATCTCGCAGACTCACGCACCAAGCGCCAGGGGCATCGGGTCTGTTGCAAAGCTAATCATTGCCAAAGCAAAGGAGCGTCAGCTTTACCGCGCATCGCAAGCCATCGCAACGCTGGCTTTTGAGGCTGGCGACATTGACACACGGATTGATCTTGCACAGGCAGAGCTTGCCAAGCTGGCAACAAATGACGCTGTGGACGAATGGGTGGACGCGCATACAGCGGCGATGCAGCACTTGGACTTGATCGAAGCCCGTGAAAAAGGCGAGTCACACGGGATTACTACCGGGCTGTCAGACCTTGACGAAATGCTTGATGGTGGCTTCCAGCGCGGAAACCTCGTTGTGATCGGCGCACGGCCAGCGATGGGAAAAACTGCAATTGGGATGACGATGGGGCTGCATATTTCCCAAACTTACAGCGTTGGATTCCTTTCGATGGAGATGCCGCACGCTGACGTAAGGGACAGACAGACGGCAATCCTCGGGAACGTGTCTATATCGAACGTGAAGCGGCCTAAACGCGGGTTGGAGTACGACAGGGTTGTCGATGCCATTGAACGCGCTAAGACGCGAAAGTTCTATGTGTCGGATAAGGGTGGATTGAACATCTTGCAAGTCCGTGCCAAGGCGAGGGCGTTGAAGCGGGTTAGAGGCTTGGACGTTCTGGTGGTGGACTACATCGGTCTGATGTCCGGGACTGACAGCAAGGTATCTCGCGCTTACCAAATCGAAGAAATCAGCCGGGGCTTGAAAACTCTCGCCAAAGAGCTTGAGATCGTGGTGATTTGTCTCGCTCAGGTGAACCGAGGAGCCGCCGACAAGGGAAACACGCCGCCAGCCCTTCACGAACTGCGCGACTCGGGAGCCATTGAGCAAGACGCTGATGTTGTGGCCTTCATTCACCGGCCAATTCAGGCTGATCCAGACATTGGACAGGATTGGAATGCATACGGACTTCTGCGCCTTGCCAAGAACCGGCAAGGCCGCACGGGTGACGTTCACCTGTTCTATGTTGCCGATCAAACCCGCTTTGGGCAATGGTCTGGCGAGATTCCATCGAAGTCGAAACCAGAACCGAAAGGTAGGGGAATGGTATGAACTTTCAAAAGATTGTTGATATGGCTGCAATGCAGGCGGCTGCAAATGCAACGCAGGAGGAATGCAGTTGCTCACGAACTGAAGTGCGGGAGCGCGTTATTCGTGGTGGGTCAAAGCAATACGTTCATCAGTGTCTTGATTGCGGCGAATCTGTTGGAAACCCAGTTAAGCAAGTCGGCTCTGCGCGGGTGTTTGATGAAGAGTTGAAAAAAACCGCACGGGAAAAAGCTACCGCGCTAAGGTGGGAAGCAAAGGAAGCAGAGAGCGCATTGTGGTGGGGAAATTATGAGCGATACATGTCTAGCCCCGAATGGAAGGCACTCAGGGGGATAGTGCTTGCGCGTGACAAACATACGTGCCAAGGATGCCTAACGGAACCAGCGAAAGAAGTGCATCACAGAACCTATGAGCATTTTATGAAAGAGTTTGCATTTGAACTGATGTCTCTTTGTAAAGAGTGTCACGACAGGATGCACGAAGAATGACAAACACTCAAAGCCTACTGAATGAATCGGACATTCCAAAGCACATGCTGGTTCGTTCACGTAATTGGTTTGCAGCGCAAGTACAGCGCCTCGAGGTGATTCACGGTGAGCAATGGGAAGACCACAAAGAGTGGATCGCCAGCTACCTGAACGCAGAGGTAAAAGAATTGGTTGAAAAGAATACTTAAGGTGACGCAATGAAACAGTACGTTTTGGAATGGTCGAAGAAGTCGAACAGCTTCCATGTTCAACCGATTGAAACCACGCTTGCGAAGAACCAAGAGTGTTTCTTGAAAGACACATCGCATGACTACATCGTGCTGATGGTCGGAACACACGATGTGATTACCAACATGGCCGATCACCACCGGGAGCGCTTGATTGAACGCGAGCGAGTCGTTGCGTGAACGCATTATTTTGCACATTCTCATGATGAAACAAACGCAGCCAGATTACGCCAGGGAAGCACTCGCGCACTACCACGCCGAATTGCCGTGGCTTGATTTGATGGCTGGCGTGAGGGACGCGCTGAAATGATCGTAAAACTCCCATTCCCTGCCGCGACGATGTTCCCAAATCGCAAGAATGGCCGCTTCTGGGCAGCAACTAACAAGATCAAAGAACTGCAAAAGGACGAGGCGTATTGGTTGACAAAGAAGGCCGGTAAGTTTGTAGAGCCAGAGGGAAACATTCCGCTATCTCTGCTATTTCTCACGCCTGACAAGCGCCACAGGGACACCGACAACATGCTTGCTGCGGCAAAGCACATCCTCGATGGGATGGCTGAAGCATTGGGTGTTAATGACAAGCGTTTCAAACCGCTTCTAGTCGATTGGGCGCACGGCGGCGACAAGATTGGATCGCTGGTGGTTGCCGTGAACGTGCATGTGGTTAGCTATCAGGAAATGCCATGATCAGCACTATCACACTTGAGCTATTCAACCGGCAGCAGGCGTTTGCCATCATCAAAGAGCAGCTATACCAGTTTCTGGGCCACTGGCTGCAAGCAAATAAGACGCTGACGATTACGGCACGGCTGAAGAAGCGCACACCAGCTCAGAACAGGCGCTATTGGGGCTGCGGCGTGCTGGCGCAGGTCGCGGAACAGGCGACGGTCGACGGCAGGCTGTACAGCGCAGAAACATGGCACGAATGCTTCAAACGTCAATTCATTGGCGTGGAAGAACTTCCGAATGGAGAAGTGATTGGAAAAAGCAGCACCGGCCTGACTACCGCTGAATTCTGCGATTTCTGCACCCAGGTAGAGGCATACGCCGCGCAGGAGTTGGGCGTGCGATTCATTGACTTGGAGCGCAACCAATGACCAAAGATGAAATCAAGCACAAAGCAAAGTTAGTTGACATGGCCTGCATGATTTGTGAGCGCATCTATGGTCAGCACCCAGGCGGTAACGTCGAATTACACCACCTAAGAACTGGTGGGTGGGGTAAGGGCAACTACACCACATTGATTCCACTTTGCGTCAATCACCATCGCGGCAAGGAAGGAATACACAACATGGGAACGAAAGCATGGGAACGTCATTTCGATGTATCGCAAAAGGATTTGCTTGAATTAGTCATGGAGCGCACGCAATGAGAAAGTACACAAACCCGTTCCTGCCGACACCAGCACAAAAGGTGCAGCGCGAATCCGTCAAGGATTACAAGATTTGGTTCCATATGCTCGACTACGGCGAGCCGGTCGGCGACGGTTTCCACTCAATTCTAATCATGGCAAAGGCAATCCAGCCAGTTATCCAGAACAAGACGGAAGCCACAACGCTTACAGAAGGCATCCGAGTAATGGCAGAGGCAACGGGATACAACTGCTGGCGCAAGAGCTACACCAAGCCGGTGAATGCGGCCATGGACGTGATCCTGCTGCGCTTCCCCAATATGTCGCCAAAACAGGCGCTAAAAGCTATTCAGGCGGCGGTGGCTGTTTAGTTTTTATCAACCATAGCTCCCATTTTGCCGATGGCATGTTGCGCTTACCCAACTCCCAGTCTTGCCATGTGCGCCACATCGAGCCAACATGGGCTGCGGCGGCGCGTTGAGTAAGTCCCGCTGCGGCGCGGGATGCTTTAACTTGCTCTGGTGTGGGGGTCACGATTGCACCTCACGCAGGGCTGATTTAAGCTGTTGTAATGTGTTTAGACTGGATTGAGCATTAGCTATGAGTGGCATCAGTATCATGGCCTCTACGGGGCCAGCAAGGCCCAGCGTGAGTTTCAAAATATCAATTTGGTAGGTTGCGCATGTGATAGCGCGGTCAAGGTCGGATGGGTTCATAAATTTCAAATTGCCTCCATGTGCCCTGCGCAAACACGCAGCCGTGAACCGTCTGCAAACCGCAGAGTCATCACGGCGTACCCCTCATAATCATCATCCTCTATGAAGATGCTTTCGCCTTGCGCGCGCGCCAACGCCGGGCGAAATTGCGAAGAGTCTGCTTCGCCGATGATTGCGATATTTTCTGCTGTTGTCATGATGTTCTTTCAATCCCGCCGTAGCGGGTAGGATTGTTAGGCTGCGGCAAAAATGAAGTGGCGGGCGCTGTAGCCGTAGCATTGTGCTGCGTATGCAAGCCCTTTGTTCGCGATAAGGGCGTAATTTTTAACAATGTCTGCACTTGGGCGACCGTTTCCGTTGAACCGCTTTGTATCGCGGGTTGTCAGCTTTACAAAACAATCGGCTCCAATAGTCCCAACCTCGTCGGTTCGGACACCAAGCTTTAGAGGCCGTCCGCAATGGTTGCAATTGCATTCGCGAATTGCGCCAGTGATTGTTAGTGTTGCCATTTTGTTTCTCCGTTGTGTTGCGATGAATGAATTATAACACGCAAACTGTGCGTTTCAAGGTTTATTTGAAGTATTTTCTAGGTACTTTCCCTATGCTGTATGAAAGGACATGGATTAGTGTTATCATTTGCTGGTCAAGTGACGGGGGTCTCTTCGATAATCAACATGAGCCTTTACTCATGCGTTTATCTCTAACGAGTGGTGGCCCCCGACACCAGAGCGCAGCAGTAAAGGCTTTTTTGCGTTCTAGGGTCTGAGTCACCCAATGGCATAAGTTCACGGGCCAAGCGGGGCAGTTCTCACGTACCGTTAATCAGACACGCCGTAAGGGCACCGGGCAACTACCTGCATGTGAGCTGATGGGCTGGCCGAACATCAACGCCCAGGGTATTGGAGAGGGTAACAACGACTCCAATCATTGATGTACCCGCAAGGGTGGTGATTCCTTCTAACCTCAGTCAATGGGGAAGGGGGGCCTTCGGGTGATAATTCATGCTATTGAATGGCAGAAGCCCGTGACAAGTTTATAAGATTTGCTGGAACTAGGTATAAACCCCTACAAAATAAATGTTGATTTGTCCGAATAGTAGGACTATAATCAATCACATGGACGGGCAATAAGGCAAGTCCGAAACTGGCAAAGAAAGGCCAAGATCATGAAAATCTCTCAAGCCGCTGATATTCTGGGTATGGAACCGGGAAGTATTGCAGACGAAGCTACCGTAAAACAAGCGTACCGTCGTGCTGCTCAGAAATATCACCCAGACAAAGGCGGTAGCACTGAAATGATGCAGACTGTGAATGAGGCCTATAACATACTTCAATCCAACTATGGCTCGTTACCATCAATCAATACGGATCAAGGCTACGCTGACCGCTTGAATGATGCTATCAACGCCATTGTGACTCTGCCTGGATTGATTATTGAGGTGTGCGGATTGTGGGTCTGGGTGTCAGGTGACACCAAAACGCACAAAGAGGTTCTGAAAGCCGTTGGGTACTATTGGGCAAGTAAGAAGTTCATGTGGTACTTTCGGCCTGTTGACCAACAAGGCGGGCGTGGAAAATCAACAATGGACGATATTCGCACAAAGTACGGTAGTCAGACAGTGGCAACGAGACAGTGTGCAGCTCTGGCATAAGGTGCCACCGACGGGGCCGAAACCCCGTCTACGGTCCGAAATAAATCAGAGTGGCAAAACAATTGTAAGGGGAAAATATGAACGAACTACTTATAGAGGCTGGTGAAGCCCTATATGGACCTCGCTGGCAGTCAGAGCTAGCCCGATCCCTTGGGGTATCGGATAGGACGGTTAGACGCTGGGCGACGGGGCAAAACGCAGTCCCATCTGGCGTTATGGCTGATTTGCTCACTCTGGTGCAGGATAGAGCCGCCGTCCTGAACGCGCTGGCATGGAGTGGGAGACTTTTCCCGTCGGCACTCTCCACACCCAAGACCACCCAATTATGACACTCTTTAACATAGGCCAAAAGTTCAAACCCCGCAATGTCTGCGGCATGGCGCAAAGCCGATTTATCGAGCCGCACGACTGCGAGGATATAGCCGAGTGGCGAATCAAGTACGACAACGCGCAAATGAAACCCCGCCTCCGCCTAGTCCTACAAGCCCTGCTAGACCACGGCCCAATGACGGTAAACCAACCAGCAGCAATAGTGCCTGATATTGAGGCAAAGCTATGACACACATCACAAGAGAAGAAGCAATCGAACTGGCGCGCGCGCGCGCGGCAAAGCTAGATTGGCAGCGCGGATACATGCTGGATGATGAGGCAGACAATCGCTACCACACCCTCTGCAACGCCGCCATCACCCACTACATCGACCAAGTAAAGGCCGGGATGCCGGAAGCTGATTACATCTATAAGCATGAGGATGTTTGCGGGGATGAGGTTGGTCCACCTGAGAATTTCTACACCGCAGACACCGTAGCCGCCCTGCTTGCGAAGAAAGATGCGTACGCACAAGCTTGTCAAGACGAGGCCGACTCACTACGCGCAGAGGTTGAGAGGTTGAAGGGTGCCTCGGAGCCTGTGGCGTGGCAGTACAGAACCCGCGCTGACTGGGTAGAGTATTGGGAGCCGTGGACAGACTGTTCCAAGGAAAACCATGCTGATTATTTGCGCGTCCCCATGCTGAACGATTGGCATTATGAAACTCGCGCCCTGTTCGCGCATCCAGCACCCAACGTGTACAAAAACGGCTCTACGGAATAACGTGTTGAATTCATGATTAAGGACTATACTCATAAAACGGAATAACTTGATGCGCTATCGGGTGCGTGAGTGACGCTATAATCCGATCAATCAAGTAAATCAAGTAAATCATTAGGAGCGCTTATGGCAACTTATGGCGGGGTGCGTCCCGGCGCAGGTCGGCCACCGGGCTCGCCCACTCGGGTTACCGTGGTGAAACAATCAGTCAGGCACAAGATTGTTGATGCGATGGCTGAGCGTATCAAAGACATCGACATCACACCTCTTGAAGTACTCTTGGGCGACATGAAGTTTCAGTACGATGAGACTCGCACCATGCTTACAGACTACAACAAGATGACCAAGGAGTCAGACACCAAGGCTGAGCTCCGTGAGCGCATCAGGAAGTCTAGCAGGATGGCTGCGGAGAGCGCTGAGAAGGTGGCTCCGTACCTGCATACTAAGCTGCAAGCTGTAACCCTGAAGGGTGATGCGGATAATCCAATTAACTTGACATCAAGTCTGAAGGGTTTATCCACTGAGGACCTAGCCACAATGGAGAAGCTGCTCAAGAAGGTTGTGGGTTGATGAACGCACCCCTCTCGCCAGCGGTCATGCTGGACCTCATCAAGCGTGAGAGGGATAGACGGCTAGCGCAATCGGACTTGATGTCCTTCACACGCCAGAGCTTCGACATTATTGAGCCTGGGCAGACGTTTTGCGACAACTGGCACCTGCACGTGATCGCTGACCACTTGATGGCCATCAGCCGTGGCGACATCAAGAACCTCGTGATCAACATACCTCCTGGCTGCATGAAGTCTATCCTGACCTCAGTGGCTTGGCCTGCGTGGGAGTGGGTCAACAACCCTGCGCTGCGAGTGATGAGCGCTAGCTACGGCTCAGACCTCGCCATCCGGGATGCGTCCAAGACTCGGGACATCATCACGTCAGAGTGGTACCAGGAGCGCTGGGCAGACGTCAAGATCAAGGTGGGCTCAGATCAGAAGACCAAGTATGAGCTGGTCACTGGCGGATGGCGCATGGCCACGTCAGTCGGAGGCCGGGCCACAGGTGAGCACCCAGACAGGAAGATCGTGGATGACCCGCACAACGCCAAACAGGCCGAGAGTGAGGCTGAGCGGGAGACGGCCCTGGAATGGTTCGACAGGACGCTGTCTACACGGGGCCAATCACGCGGCGCTGCAACCGTTGTCGTTATGCAAAGGCTGAACGAGCGCGACGTTACCGGTCACATACTCGCAGACTTGTCTGGCTACACTCATCTGTGCATCCCAATGGAGTACGAAGGGGTCAAACGCAAGACGTTCTTGGGCCCATACGATCCACGCACCAAGGAGGGTGAGCTGCTCTGGCCTGAGATGTATGATGATGACTCAGTGGCTGAACTGAAGCAGCTGTTGGGTGACTACGGCTCATCAGGTCAGCTACAGCAGCGTCCGTCGCCTGCCGGTGGCGGTATCCTCAAGACAGCGCACTTCAGGCTCTGGCCATCAGACAAGCAGCTGCCTGACCTGTTCTTCATCGTGCAGTCATACGACACAGCGTTCACTGAGAAGACGTCGGGTGACCCGACCGGCTGTTGCGTCTGGGGCGTGTTTGAGCACCAGAACCGGCGCAATGTCCTGCTACTAGACTGCTGGAATGAGCACTTGGGCTACCCAGCCCTGAAGAAGCGCGTGATGGATGACTGGCAGGCTCGGTACGGTGGTGAGAAGAACAACGTCATGAAGCCCTCACGCAGGTCCGACATCGTGCTGGTTGAGGCCAAAGGCTCGGGTCAGTCGCTGCTTCAGGACTTGAGACTGTCCAACATACCGGCAGTGCCTTATAATCCTGGGAAGGCTGATAAGGTCGCACGCGCCCACATGGCTAGTCCGCTGCTTGAAGCAGACATATTCTGGGTGCTGGAGTCCAACAAGAACAAAGGCAAGGTTCGCACGTGGGTGCAGCCCTTCTTGAATCAGTTGGAGCAGTTCCCTTCGGGGGAGCACGATGAGATGGTGGATTGCTTCACTCAGGCAACCATCTACCTACGGGACGCCGGTCATCTGGAAGTAGCTGTGGTGCCGGATGAGGACCCGGATGACATTGACTACACAGTACATCAGAAAGCGAGAGTGAACCCGTATGGCTAGTCCTAAACTGATTGCGCAGATAGCTGCTAAGGTGGCTGAATTAACTTCTCAGCCTACTTACTATCGGGGTATACCCAGGCTAGCTACTAATGATCTTGAGGTTATCTCTGGTTTGAAGGCTATGGACAGAGCCAAGTCGCAGGTCTCTAAAGCTAAGCCCAATACTAAGGGGTTCGTCTGGGCATCGGATAATCCAAACACTGCAAGTACTTACGGACACACTGGAGGCGTAGTTGTCCCTTTGGAACTAGATGGCGCTCCTGATGTGGTGGTGGATGCCGGTACTCCCAATGAGCTAGTGACGCCGGGTGGATGGGACAACGCGGATCCATACGATGCAGAGCGCGCAAGGGCGGCAAAGGAGCAGACCGCATACACCACGGCTCACTCAATGACTCGGGATGATTTCCTGAAGAAGTACGGCCCCACATTTGTAGCCAACGACAAGGGCGGCAATGCGGCCTCTGAGGTAGCAGGACAGGACGTAGGCGGTTACTATGACACTTACCTTGGTCCAAACGCAAAAACTACAGTGAAGATGGGCGGATGGGACGGCGGATACGACGGTCAGCCTGAAACAGCTATCCAGTGGGGAGGCGGACGCTACAGCAACACGCACCCATACTTCGATGCCTACGACAACGTCAACCCTCACCCTGAGTCGAACCGGGGCAACGGCTGGGATGAGGCGTGGAAAGCAGTTGGGCGTCCTATCGCAACAGCTGCAGCTATGTACTACGGCGTAGGCGCACTCAACGGCGCACTGGGCGCTGGAGCAGCCGCAGGTACAGGTGGTTCCGCAGGTATCGGCTCTGGTACCGTTCTCGGAGGCGGAGCAGCGGTAGCGCCAACCGCAACCGGCCTCGCAGGGTACATGGGTATGGCCCCAGGCTACGCGGATACCGCACTGAACACTGGCGCGCTGAACACCGGAATGAGCCTGGTACGGGGCAAGAACATTGGCGACTCCTTGAAGACCGGGGCGACGTCCGCTCTCCTATCCCCTATCAGCAGCTACGTCGGTGATGCTGTGGGCGGAGGCTACACCGGGCAGGTCGCAGGCAATACGGTGCTTGGCGGGGTGCAAGGCGCTATCAACGGCCAAGGCTTCGGCAAGGGGCTGCAGGACGGGCTAGTCAATGGGCTGGTCAGCTCTGCCGGCACCTACATGGGCGGTCTGGCTAAGGGCGCCACCGGCAACAACTTTGCAGGCACTGCCGCTAACAGCCTCACCCAGTCTACGCTCCGGGGCCGAGACCCGAAAGCAACCCTAGATAGCCTGGCGACCCAGTACGCCTCTGGAGAACTGACAGACCTCACAGGGCTGCCTCCGCAGGTTGCTAACCTGGTAGTCAACTTGGCCCAGAACCGCAAACCTACAGCCTCACAAGCAGTAGGCGCACTGTCGCAGATGGGCAATGCGGTGGGTTCAAGAAAAATGAAACAAACCGCTGTTGGCGGATAGCCCTATAATTCCCCGAATTGCGATTGGATTAAACTATGGCCCTTTCACCCATCGACGACGATATCACCGACGTAGATCCGACGTTTGAGGTTGAGGAGCAGGAAGACGGGTCCGCGCTCATCAACATGACGGGCGAAGATGACGATGACCTCGACCCTGAAGACCCCGACTTCGGCGAGAACTTAGCCGAGTCATTCCCTTCCACATTCATCACATCCCTGGGCACCGATCAGGCCGAACTCATTGAGTCCGACCGCACCTCCCGCGAGCCCCGAGACAAGCAACAAGCTGAAGGCATCAAGCGCACTGGGCTAGGTAAGGATGCTCCCGGCGGGGCCACGTTTGAGGGCTCTAGCAAGGCCGTTCACCCCATGCTCGCCAAGGGCTGCGTGGACTTTGCCTCTCGCGCAATCAAGGAGCTCTTCCCGTCCACCGGCCCATGCAAGACGCAGATCATCGGTGAGTCCGACGACGCCAAGCTGGACAAGGCTGAGCGCAAGAAGACCTACATGAATTGGCAGCTCACCACCCGTATTGGTGAACAGCGCGCGGAGTTTGAGCGTCTTCTGAGCCAACTGCCGCTGGGCGGCTCGCAGTACAAGCGCTGGTGGTGGGATGCAGAACTCGGACGTCCACGCACAGAGACTGTCTTTATTGATGACGTCTTCCTGCCATACTCCCAGTCTGATTTCTACACCAGCTACCGGGTCACTCATCGCCAGTGGGTAGCGCGTGACGAATATGACAAGCGCATTGCGTCCGGTTTGTACCGCGACCTGAACATTTCTGCGCCCACCCCAGGCTGGTCTGACAAATCACAGTCCAAAGTGGCCAGCGACAAGGTTGAGGGCGTTGAGGAAGACGACAGCGCCTACAACGACGAGGGCTTGCGTGAGATCTACATGGCCTATGTGGACTTGGCGCTCGAGGACGACCCGCTGACCAAGGGCCGCATCGCCCCGTACATCATACACATTGAGAACGACACGCAGAAGGTGTTGGGTCTGTACCGCAATTGGGCACACGATGATGACAAATTCGCCAAGAAGCACTGGATGGTGGAATACACCTTCATTCCTTGGCGGGGTGGTCCTGGTGTAGGTCTATTCCACCTCATTGGATCGCTGTCAGCTGCTGGTACGGGCTCGCTACGCGCACTGATGGACAGCGCGATGATTCAGAACTTCCCCGGAGGACTGAAGCTCAAGGGCGGGCGCACTGCAGGGCAGAGTATTCAGGTCAACGCCACCGAGCTGGCTGAGATCGACGCTCCGGCGGGTGTGGATGACATCCGCAAGATGGTCATGCCCTTCCCGTTTGCAGGGCCATCACCCGTGCTTTTCAACCTATTGGAGTGGTTGACACAGCAAGCCGAAGGCGTCATCAGCACAGCGAGTGAGGCCATAAGCCAAGCCGGCAACAATATGCCTGTGGGTACCGCATTGGCGCTGATTGAGCATGGCTCGGTCAACTTCTCAGCCATTCACGCACGTTGCCACGCATCGCTGAAGAAAGAGTTAGAGATTCTGCACCGCTTGGATGCAGAAAACATGACAGACGATGAGACGGTTGAGGAGCTAGGCTCCTTAGTGGTCACTCGGCAGGACTTCCAAGGTCCGCTTGACATCATTCCGGTGTCCGACCCCAACATATTCAGCGAAGCCCAGCGTTACGCCCAGTTGCAGGCTGTCATGCAGCTTGCAGCCAACCCGGCATTTGTACAGTTCTTCAAACCCGATAGGCTACTGCAGCGCTCGCTTCGCTTGCTGCAAATACCTTCGCCCGACGATCTTGCCAATCTACCCAAAGACCCAAAGCGCATGGGTCCGTTGGATGAGACCTACCTGGTGTGCTCACCTGAACCAGCACCTCTCAAGGTCTACTCTGAGCAAGATGACGTTGCCCACCTGGAAACACACCTTCACTTCCTGGTCAGCCCGATGTTCGGTGCGAACCCGCTGATAGGTGCGCAGGCGTTTGGACCCTTGATGGTGCACATCAAGGACCACATGATGTCATTCTACAAGAAGCACACCAGAGGTGCTGCAGACGCCCTGTTGACCTTGTCTCCAGTCTTGGGCGGGGATTTGACACAGGTGCAGGCAGAGGCGAAAGGCGCTGCGTTTGCTGATCAAGTCATGGCCCAGTTACTCGGTCCTATGATTATGCCTGCCATGCAGCAGGCGCAACAACTCGCTGCGCAGTTTGCGCCTAAGCCCCCTGTGGACCCTACGGTGCAGGCTCAAATTGCTGGCCAAGCCGCCATTGCTCAGGCCAACAACGCTGCTCAAATGGAGTTGGCCAAGAATCAGGCGCTTCAGCGGTCACAAGACGAAGAGAAAGCTCTGCAGTTCAAGGCAGCAGAGCAGCAACGTGCGTTGGAAGCCAAAATGGCCAACGACGAGGAAGAGCGCATGTTCAAGAAGTGGCAAGAAGAGACCAAACAAGACGCCAACGACCGTGCTACTGCCATGGCCACCAGTATCGAGCAGCACGCGCTTGAAACGCAGCGTCAACTTGCTGAGTTCAACGCAGCGCAGTTGCAACAGCGAGAAACTGAGGCTGCTCGGGCTGAGACGTACCGTATGCAACTAAAAGCTGACAACGATGCGCAGTTCTTGGTACTACAGACGCTCATTCAACAGAGTGCTGCCCCACAAGTTCCGGACGTTGCCGGGATTATTCAACCTATAATTGCCGACATGCAGGCAAACTCCTCAGCAATGATGGAGCAGCTTGCGCAGGGGTTGTCGGGGTTACACGCAGCGCACAGCGCCCCTCGGGTTGCGCGGTACATCAAGGACGAGATGGGCAACAACATCGGCGTCGAGTCAATCATTAAAGGAACCACGAAATGAAGCGCATAGTTCTATCCACCTCGGGCATTTCCGTTTCAGCGGTTGCGGCGATCAACAACAACGTGACACCCGTCAACTTCAGCGTTGCAGTCCTTGTGACTGGTGCTGTGACGTTCAAGGCCCAGTACACGTTTGATGATGTGTACGCCTCGACGTTTAACCCGGCTACCGCAACCTGGATTGACTCCTCTACTCTCACCGGCAGCGCAACCAAAGATGTAGCGTTCACCGCCCCAGTGACTGGTGTTCGGATTAACCAGACCGCCGGTGCAGGTAGCACAGTGTGCGTGGTGCTTCAAGCGGGCATCTAAGTGTCGGCTGACGCCTACATCCAGATTGCCCCGGACTCGACCGGTAAGAAGGTCGATAACGGGACACTCACACTGTCGGGGACTGAAGTCTACCGTCAGCGGGTGGAGGCGTACGCCGGTGAGACACTGCCTATAGCGCTTGCTGACACTGTGCAACTGGACGCATTCGGGCGTCTGCGCGTCTCCGAGGCAATAACGCTGTTCGACTCACAGCAAGAGTACGGACTGGACACGCGCACGACATGGGATGCCACTGCTAACGGCACTCTTTCGACGCCAAGTAGTAACGGCAGTGTCACCAACGGCTCCAACTCAGTTGGCCCGACTGATGCAAACACCCGGATGACTCCGATCACCGTGAGCGGGACATCAGGCCACTACGCTGTCCTGCAGTCCCGCCAGTACGTGCGCTACGTTCCTGGCAAGTCACATCTTGTGCTGCTGACTGGCATCTTCAGTCCTGGCACCGTCGCCAACAACGACTCTCGCGTTGGGTACTTTGACTCCGCTAACGGCGTATTCTTTGAAGTCACTAATGGTGTGCTTGCAATGGTGCGCCGGACGTCCACCAGTGGCTCAGTCGTAGACAACCGCGTAGTGCAAGCGTCTTGGAACATAGACAAGATGGACGGAACAGGTGTTTCCGGTATCACGCTAGACCTGACCAAGACGCAGATTCTGTTTATTCAGGCTCAGTGGCTCGGCGTTGGGCGTGTGGTTGTTGGCTTCGACATTAACGGCGTGCTCTACCCGGTGCACCAGTTCCTGAATGCCAATAGCCTAGCTGTGCCGTACACTCAGTCATTCAATCTTCCTGTGCGGATGGAGACTCGGAACACCGGAGCGAGCACAGGCGCGACTATTCAGTTTGTCTGCTGCTCAGTGCAGTCTGAAGGTGGGACAGAGGTTCGTGGCTTCCCATTCTCCGCACCTCCAACTATCACAACAACGGCTGTAACAACTCGCCGCCCAGTCCTGTCTATTCGCCCCAAGGCAACCTACAACAGCCGTACCAACCGCGCGCACATAGAAGACTTGACGTTTACACTACGCGCAACAACAAACGACTCAATGTACGAGGTTGTGGTTGGCGGCACGTTGACGGGTGCAGCGTTTGCCAGCGTCGATACCAATTCAACTGCTGAGTACGACACCACAGCCACTGCAATAGCGAACGGTGTGACCATCATCAGCGGGTTCGTAATCTCTGGCTCCGGATCCAATGCAGGAGTCACTAGCCGGGACACTGACATCCGCAATCCGTTGGTACTCAGCCAGATTGATGCGCTCACAGCAAACCAAATCAATGTCAGCATTGTTTGCACTTCCTTCACTGGAACGTCAAACATAACTGCACTGGCCAACTGGCATGAGCAGGTGATCTAATGCTCCACGATCTCGACTTCCACAACACCACGCACGCCCTGACGTCCACCATCGGGCGACCGCTGGGCGACACAAGCAATGCGGGTTGGGTTCCAAGCTCTGGGGACTACCTGTGCCTGATGCTGGACGAGGTTGTGCCTGACGACTCCGACTACATCAGCACGACCAGCGTGGGCTCTACTTGCAACCTAAGCCTGAACCCGACCACCTATCCAGGCACCGAGTACCAGAAGTTGAAGTACCGGGCGTCCAGCACGACTGGCAACAGCTTAATTATTCGCCTGGTTAACGGCACGACCACCATCCGCAGCCAGACCCAGGCCCTCACGCCAATAGACAGCGAGTACACGATCACCCTCACACCGGGCGAGATTGCCGCTGTTACGTCTGGCTACTTTTCAGTTGAACTTGAATCCGCTTAATGGCCTCAACCAACGCACTCATTTTGACGAAGCGCCTTGCTGATGCCTACTTTACGGGCACCTACAAAGCCATGCTTGTTAATGCAGTCCCGTCTGAAGCTGAGTTTGACACGTTCAGCTTCCGCTCTGACATAGTCACCGAGTGTCCAGATTCTGGCACCTATGTCTCTGGGGGTGCAGACGTAACCTGTGTCGTGTCTGCAGTGGATGCGACAAACAACCGCGTGGCAGTTACGTTTGGCAACCCAGCTGCTTGGACAAGCGCCACACTGAGCGCTGCTGGCATGTGGATTTACAAGGTAATCGGAAGCGCAGCGACTGACGAGCTGGTCGCGTTCGTAGATTTTGGGGGTGATACTGCGTCCACAAACGGCACGTTTACCGCTACTGTAACAACCCCGCTATACGTCAACCGCTGATGGCAACCGGAACAACAACTGTTGACTTTGGAACTGGCAAGACTGATGTGTCGGTTGCTGTGTCTTTGCCTTCCATCGCAGGTGGTCAGCTTGTCGAGGCTTGGTTGCTGCCTGCTGTCACTGCGACAAACGAGATTGACAACCATTTGATTGAAGACCTGACGGTGATAGCCCACAGCGTGAATGCTGGCGTTGGCTTTACCGTCTATGTCAAGTGCAACACTGGGCTTGCCCATGGAATCTACAACATTGCCTACGCATCGGCATAAGGGGAAATATGAGTGCATCGCTAATCGGGATTAATGGGACAACGATTGCAACTGACGCAAACCCAATTCCTGTACAACTGACATCTACCTCGGCAAACACCATCACGTTTAACGACGATGACGCGATTACCGACAGCTTTGGCAGGCTTCGCGTGTCAGAGCCGCGCATTGCGTTTGAATACAGCTTTGGCGCACAGACCCCAACTCTTGCCACGACCATCTGGGAGTCAACGGCTTACGGTGCTGGCACTGAGGCACTGACTACCAACCTGTACGGCGTGAACCTGACCACCACAGTGGCTACGGGCACTGGTCGTTGGATTCAGTCTTACAACCACGTTCGTTACGCACCGGGTATCAGTACGCTGCTGCGCTTCACGTTCAACATGATTAGCCCCAACTCAGCCAACCTGCGGCAGCGTGTTGGTATGTTTACGGACCAAGGTACATTCCCGTCAACTGCTGGGGATGGCCTTTACCTTGAGAACGACTCCGGTACGATCTCCGTTGTTCGCCGCTACATGACTCAGGGTGCAACTGGAACAGAAGAGCGTGTGCTTCAAGCGGGCTGGAACCAAGACAAGCTCAACGGAACAGGCGCAAGCGGCGTAACTCTGAACTTTACAAAGGCACAGCACTTGGTCATTGAGTTCCAGTGGCTGGGAGTCGGAACTATTCGATTTGGATTCGAGACTGCTGCGGGGCTGATCTGGTGCCACAAGATGATTTCTGTCAATGCACTGGCTGAGTCGTGGAGCAGAACCGGAACACTACCTGTCCGCGCAGAGTGCTACAACTACGGCGCGTCGGTCATCAATAACCTGACCTTGATTAACTGCGTGGTGCTGCAAGAGGGCGACGTGAGCGATATGCGCGGCTGGAAGTATTTTGGCGGCACTTCTGGTGCAACTGCCAAAGTTGGAGGTACTGCTGCGGGTCTTTACCCCGTGCTTGGAATCAAGGCTGCAACAACCAATGACCTGACGAAACGCGCCAGAATCCTCCCGCACATGGTCACTATCGTGGTGGCCGTGGCGTCCACTGGCGCTACGTCTTTGCAATGTGCCCTCCTGATGAACGGCACTCCCGCAACTGGCGCTACGTTTGCTGTAACAGTCGCTGGAGCAACAACAGTAGTGGACAACGCAGCAACCGCAGCAACAGCGATTACGGGAACCGCAATCTGGAATGCGGTGATCCCAAACGTGGTTGGGCAGTACACGTTCGATCTGTCTACGCTTAACGACAACATGAATGCGATCGGCTACAACGCAGCAGGCACTGCTGCCATCACAGGCCCAGCGAATCTGTATCTGTGTGTTGGTACGCTGACAGGCACGGCCACGGTGGCCGCTACGGTAGCCGCCAGTATCAACTGGAAAGAAATCGTTTAAGGGATAGTCCATGTCACTGCTACTAGCCCTACAAGGTGGTGGCGATGCATCTGCAAGCGGGTCCATTGCCGCAATTCAGCTTGAGCCGCCAACAGGCGGTGCGACTGGTAGTTCTGTAGGCGCGGGACCGGTTGCGCTTGTTGCGCTTGGCGCGCCAACTGGTTCTGCATTTGGGTCGGCAACTAGATCTGGCCCGCTGAGTACTGTACCTTTGACTGCCCCAACGGGTAGCGCCAGCGGGTTTGTACCTGGCAACGTCAAGGTTTCTTGGATCTGCTTTGACGCCGCAGCGCAGCCTGCTGTCACCACCAAGTCCGGGGTATCCCGGCTGTGGCTCATTGAGTACTACACCAAGGCGTTCGCCAAGCCGGAGAAGAAAAAGAAGAAGACTGAGCCGGTCGATCTCGAAGTTGTAGCCAAGGCCAAGCGCATATCAGCCAAGAAGCGCAAGGAAGATGCCGAGCAGCTGGAACGCATAGAGACCGCTGCGGTCAAGGCAGAACAGCAAATTGAGCAGCTTACCGGGTCCATGTCGGATGCAGTTGCTGCGCAGCAGTTCATTGCTGACATCCTATTGCTGGCGCAAGAAACCCAACAAGTTGTCCTCGACTTCAACGAGATTGCGCAAAAGTACAAGCGCAAGTCACAGGCTGAAGATGAATTGATGCTGCTTTTTGCCTTAGACATGGTTGAAGAAAAGCACCCACCCCTTAGCGATGAAGCCAGTGAACTCATGCTTCTGGCATACGCGTTGTAGCGCAATCAATTATCTTGTTGGCCTTTCACAAATTGGCCCTATAATTGCCTGAATAAAGCTGCGATTGCTTTGACTGGAGCGCCAACATGTTACGATTCTCTACTGTATTTGCATGGTTCACACTGCTGGGCTATGACTATATGTGTTTTGTCAACATGAGCGTTGTGGTTGTGGCAGGGCTACTCTTTGCATGGATTATCACTAGGAGCGCAAACTCATGGCCAGTCTTTGGGACACAATCACAGGCACAGACCGCAAGAATGCGTCTTCTGAGCAATTGAAGCGCGAAGCTGCCCGACAAGCAGCCGAGCAAGCCGCAGCACGGCAATCCGCAAAGGAACAAGCCGAGCGTGACGCGGCCAAGAAAGCGGTCTCCGAGATCGCTTTCAAGCGCGGCGGCGCAGTCAAGAAACCAATAGCAAAAATGGCCGCCAAAAAGCCTGCTGCAAAAACTAAATCCCGGAGGTAATTATGGGCAGTCAGTCTAAGCAAGCTTGCTACGCCAAGGGCGGCGTGGTCGTAAAAGCCCCCCGTATCTCTGGCGTCATGCCTGCAATCAAGGGCCAACCCATGAACCCTCTCACCAAAGCCAAACGCAACAATGGCGTCCCCGGCTACAAAGCTGGTGGCAAAGTCAAGTGCGGGTGCAAATGACGCCTCCGGCAACGCCTACGTGGACGGCATGGGCTGTGGCCAAGTTGATCTATAGCATGCAGCAAGAAGCCTATCGTGCTCGAAAAGCTGTATCGTGAGTTAATTGAGCGCCGTGCAAAGATGGCGCTCGAAGTATTTGATTTTCCGCCTAGCGACTGGCCTGCGTTTCAGAAACGCTTGGGTGCCTACGTAGAACTGGCTGAGTTGATTGACATTGTGAAGGATGCAATGTCAGGACAAGAAAAGGACGAATAGTTCGTCCCGTACCGAGCGCACAGCGGCCATATCTGTGCGAGTTTTGAAAGAAAACTTATGGCTGGAGAAGTTATCAACCCATACGGGAAAGGGCTGGACGTCAGCGACAAATCAGTCGAGGAGATGTTCCCCAAGATTGACCCTGAGTTTACACCCTTCGGCCACCGAGTCGTGGTTCAGATTCGCCGCATCGTCAACAAGACCAGCAGCGGCATCATTCTGTCCACTGGTACCAAAGAAGAGGAGGCATACAATGGACAGGTCGCTAAGCTCATCTCCGTTGGCCCGCTGGCGTTCAAGAAGCGTAGTAGCGGTGAAGAGTGGCCCGAAGGTGTCTGGGCCAAGCCTGGTGATTATGTCAAAGTCCCACGCTGGGGCGGTGACCGCTGGACTGTGGATTTGAAAGACGGTCTTGAACCCGTCATGCTTGCGATCCTCAGCGACGCAGACCTCATCGGCGCCTACACAGGCGACGTCACCAAAGTAAGGAGCCATTTGACATGACCACAGAAAACCAAGTCGAAGACGAAGAACTGAAGACCGGCACCGAGCCCGAAGTCGATGAAGTTGACCCTATTGAGGCCGACGAACACGAAGAAGACGAAAAGACTGCCAAGGTTGACAGTGAACTTGATGAAGCCGAAACTGATGAAGCCCGAGAAGAAATCCGCGCCCGACGTCGTCAAGAACGCAAGTCGCGTGGTCAGCGTAACCGTGAACGAGTGGAACTGCTGGAACGCAACCTGCAAGCCATCACGGAACAAAACCGTGCTCTGCAGCAGCAAGTTAGCGCTATTCAGGACGTCAACGCCGGAAGCCAGCTAGCGCAGGTGGACACAGCCATTACGCAGGCTAATCAGGCTGCTGAGCACTTCAAGTCCATCCTCGCAGATGCGGCCACCAAGAACGACGGCAAAACACTGGCCGAAGCCACTGAATACATGATTGCAGCGCGTACGCGTGCCCAGCAACTCACTGAATTCAAGGCTAACGCAACCCGGGCAATGAACCAGCCTAAACCGCTCGACACCCGGCTGATCAGCAAGAGTCAGCAGTTCCTGGGCAAGAACCAGTGGTACGGCGGTCCAACCTCTAGCGACCCGGACAGCAAGGTGCTGACCGCCCTGGACAACAGCCTGACCGCTGAAGGCTGGGACGCTACCACCGACGCATACTGGTCCGAGTTGGAAAAGCGCAAAGAGAAGTACCTGCCTCACCGGGCGGCAAAGGCCGCTCCTCGCGCAACCTCGCAGCGCAGTCCGGTTTCCGGCGGTAGTACACAACCCAGTGGCGGAACTGGCACATTCACCCTCTCCGCAGAACGCGTAGCGGCCATCAAGTCTGCAGGTATGTGGGAAGACACTGCTGCTCGGGCAAAGATGATCAAGAGCTATCGTGACTACGACAAATCAAACTCAAGGGGCTGATGATGAAAGCACAAATTGACCCAAAAGTATTTGCCGCAGTGCTCGGCGCGCTGGTCGCATCGGACTCCAAAACCGCCGTCAAGTACCTGAGTCCAAAGCTGGTCGTCAAGGCAACTTGGCACAACAAGCCCAGTGGCAGGAACCGAATGGAACACGCAGTCGTCACATTCGGCGCTCCCGGCTACAAGCAACAGCGGTTCATTGACGCCTGCCTCACAGCGGGCGAACCATTCCCGGTCAAGAAGGTGCAACTCACCGCTTGGCCTATTAAACGCAAATAAGGAATTAAATCATGGCAACACTGAAACTAGACAAATCCGACGGCGACGACCGCACCAAAATTGGTGGCGCACTGGACATCCGTGGCGACCGAGGTGCAGAAGACGATGAGCGCGGCACTTCAGGACTGACCTCGGACGACGACTTCGAGAAGTTCATGGAAGCTGAGTTCACTCAGACCGCGCTCCCCAACCCACCGGCTTTGGCTGGGTATCACTTGGTGTGGCTGACAACCTCTAGCCAGTATGATAGCATCCAGAAGCGCCAACGCCTTGGCTACCAGCCTGTACGCCAATCTGAGATGCCTGGATTTGATGCGTCTAACGGTCAATCACTGGCGGGCTACGACGGCCACATCACCTGCAACGAGATGGTGTTGTTCAAGATCGCAAGCACACGCTACCAGCAGATAATGGCGTTCTATCACCACAAAAAGCCACTGGAAGAGGAAGAAGGCATTGTGGGCAAGTTCAACGATCAAGGCGAACGGCTCAATGATCGCGACGATGGTGTTGAGGCAATGGAAAAAGAAATGGCCATGCAGCGCCGCAAAACCCCCACGTTCACTTAAAAGTGCCCTATAATTCAACTCAGGTAAATAAATACTGGGAAATCCGCTGTCAAAGCGCCCGCCCAGTCTTTATTGCCCGAGTCTGATAATCGCGCCGGTTGAGCACTTGCTCCCAAAGTTGATTTGTTGACCCGTCAGGACCGCAAGGTCATTGTCGTATCTTCATCTTTTCATAAGGAGTGCTCAACATGAGTGCAACTGCTTCCCCTAACGGTCTAACCCCCGTTTATCATCCCAGTGGTTTGGACCGCGCGTCGGCCTACCTCATCAACCCGACTTACAACACCTCCATCTTCAAGGGTGACCCCGTCATCTTGAACACCAATGGAACTGTGACTGTTGGCGCTGCTGCCTCCGCACTGCTTGGCGTTTTCGCTGGCTGCGAGTATGTGGATGCCACTGGCAAGCCTACCTACAGCAACTACTACCCTGCATCGCAATCGACTCTGTCTGGTACGACCATCACCGCATGGGTGTACACTGATCCTGAGATCGTGTACGAAATCCAAGGCGTGAGCGCTCTGACCACAGCGGCTATCGGCGACGAGGCAGACATCAGCACCTACGCTGCTGGTTCGACTTCCACCGGTCTGTCCATCGTGTCCTTGGCCACCGGCACTCTCGCAGGTAACGGCTCACAGAAGCAATTCCGCATCATTGGTGCTGGTCTGGCTCCTGACAACGCTATCACCGACACTTACCCCGTGTTGCGCGTCACCTTGGCTCAGAGCCAGTTGCGTGCTGCCACAACCGCAATCTAAGGAGCAACCAAAATGAAGTACATCAACCTTTTGGCCTCCTTTGCGGTAGGTCTGTTCGCCGGTCTTGGCGAAAAGCTGCACAGTGCGCTGTTCGGCTACATGCACCGCTCGGGCATGGTGCTTTGCGCCGCGCCTATGCGTTCCACCGACTTCCGTCCGATTGTCGAACCCATCCTGAACCAGTACTTTGACGGTGTCTATGACCAGCGCAAAGACGAGTGGAAACAGGTGTTCCAAGAAGTTGCCGCTACCATTGAGCGTGCCTACTTTGAAGAGCCTGTGGGTTATGGCTTCGGCGCTGCCCCTGAGCTGCCTGACGGCATGCCAGTCACCTACCAACAAGGCGGCGTGTTGTTCAACAAGCGCTACACCTACAAGGTATTTGGCTTGGCTTTTGCCTTGACGAAGATCCTGGTTGAAGACGGCGACCATATCAATATCGGCGCAACATTCAGCAAGCACTTGGCTCAGTCTCTGATTGAAACCAAGGAACTGCGTTGCGCCAACGTGTTGAATCGTGCGTTTAACACCTCCTACCTGGGCGGTGACGGCAAGGCGCTGGTTGTAAGCGATCACCCCATCGTGGGCGGTACGTTCTCCAACGTCCTGGCAACTCCAGCCGCTTTGTCGCAGACTTCGATGGAACAGATCCTGATCCAGATTCGCAAGGCTGTGGACAACAACGGTAAGAAGATCCGCTTGCAAGGCAAGAAGCTGGTGGTTTCCCCGGACAATGTGTTCCAGGCGGAAGTGCTGTTGAAGTCGGTCCTGCGCGCAGGTACTGCCAACAACGACATCAACCCCATCAAGAGTTTGTCCAACACCGTTGACGGTGACGCAGCGGTTATGTCGCGCCTGACTTCTTCTACCGCTTGGTTCGTCACAACTGACGCACCTGAAGGTCTGAAGCTGATGGTTCGCCGCAAGCTGGCTAAGTCCATGGAAGGTGACTTCGAAACTGACTCCGTGCGCTACAAGGCAACTGAGCGTTACATCGAAGGCTGGACTGATCCCCGTGCAATCTTTGGCACCGCTGGCGCCTAATCTGTAACCTCCGACGCCTGATTAGCGTCTTTCCCCCGGCGGACTTACGGCTGCTGGGGGATTTTCTTAACCTGAGTGGTTCAAGCCACAAGGAGATTCAAATGCAAATTTCAGACGATCTCTACCTGGGCACTGCCCTGATCCCCTCCGTCTCTGACGGCCCTTCCCCAATGACACAAGGCGTCGGCCCTATGGGTCGTGTCTACATTTTCGATGTAGCCCCCGTTACCTTGCAAACTGCTGGACTGGCAACTTCTGCCAACCCTGGCTCTGGCGCAGCATTCACTCTGGCTGCCGGCACTGGCGTAACTTCCCGTGTACGCGCAGATGGTACAACTGAGTTTGTGCTAGATACGCCTCGCTGCGTGACTGTTACTGCCACGGGCGCTAACACTGCCACGTATACTATTCTAGGGTACGACCAATACGGCCAGTCTATGAGCGCAACCATTGCAGCTCCCAGCACCAGCACGGTGGCCACCACCAAGGCGTTCAAGACGGTGGTTAGCGTCACCAACGCTAACGCTACTGCCGGAACAAACGGGCTGACTGTTGGTTTCAACGACAAGCTGGGCCTGCCGGTGCGCGTGACTGACGTAGGCTACGTGACCTCAGTCAAGTACAATGCCACACTGGCAGCTGATGCCGGTACTTTTGTTGCTGCTGATACGACCAGTCCTGCTACTGTGTCTACTACTGACGTTCGTGGTTGCTATACGCCTTCCGGCGCATGCAATGGCACTAAGCGCCTGGTTATGACCATCGCACTACCTGCAATTGCCTGCGGCCCCAACGCCACGCGCATCGGTGTAGCTGGCGTCGATCAAGTCTAAAGGTAGCCAGAAATGGCTACTTCCGGCACCATCGGTCAGACCGCGATCAACGTCACAACGCTGATCGAGCATGCTTATCGGAGGTGCGGGAAACTAGCCTCTACAATTTCTTCCGAGTTGCAATTGAGCGCTCGGGAGAACTTGTACTTCTTACTTAGTGACCTCTCCAATCGGGGATTGTCGTTATGGTGCTTGCAGAAGCAAGTGCTCGGCGTCCAAGCCAATCAAGTCCAATTCCCCCTCCAAACCGGGACAGTGGACATCATGACCGCGCTGTATCGTACAGTTACTGCCGTCACGGGGTCAACTATCAGTGGTGCAGGCTGGCAAGGGCTGGACCTTGGTGTCGATGGTGAAACTGCCGTCTACAACGCCGCAATCACCTTCACAGGGGCAACTACACCCACCTTGGTGTTTGAGTCCAGCGCTGACGGTGTTACATGGTTGCAACAGTCTGATTTCCCGAATGGGGTAGCAGTTGCTGCCAATACTTGGATATGTGTGGATGCGGACAATGCCCCAACCGTCAGATACTGGCGCGCGCGAGACACCTCGGGCACACTGCCTACAGTCGGCACTTTGACATTCAGCACATCCCCATATGAAATTCCGATGGCCAAGTTGTCCAATGACGACTATGTGGCGCTTCCCAACAAGACATTCTCTGTCCCTGCTGGTTCTAAGAGCCTGCAGTACTGGTTCGATAAGCAGACTGCTCCACGTATCTGGATCTGGCCTGCTTCTCAAAGCTCTGTTGATCAGATTGTAGTTTGGGGCCAGAAGCACATTCAAGACGTCGGCGCTCTGACCAACACGCTAGACGTACCCCAGCGCTGGGTGGAGTCAATCATCTTGCTATTGGCATGCCGTTGTGCTGTTGAGCTGCCCGCAGGTGAATTGCCGCAGGGACGACTTGAGTACTTGGAGCAGAAGAGTGCAGAGCACTTGGCGCAGGCTGAGGATGGTGAGTCTGACGGGTCGCCTATCAGACTATCTCCTAACATTGCGGGGTACACCTCGTGAGCTTATATTTAGACACTAGCGGCCAGGCATCGCGAGCAATCGCAGTATGCGACCGCTGCCACGTCAAAGTGCCTTACAGTACACTTGTGGCTGATGGCAATGCGCCTGGGTTGCGTGTGTGTCCAACATGCTCAGACAATCTTGACCCATGGCGTCTACCTGCCCGCAGGGCTGAGGACATTACTATACGGTACCCACGGCCAGATGAGCCATTGACAGCATAGGAAAACAAATGCCATACACAGACGTTTTTGGCGGATCCACAGTTCAACCCTCTGACGTCCAGTTCAGCGAAATCACCATCGCTGCGAGCATCCTGACGTACTGGCCCGCTTTTGCCACAACTGGGCAGGTCATGTCCAGAATCATGAAGGTCAACGCCTCCGTCCCAGCGCTTACCATCAGCATGCCTGATGCAACGCTGACGGGGGGTGGTCAAGACGTTCTATTTGACAACTCTGGCGCCAACACTTTCACGGTACTCGGATTCACCGGGTCTGTCATCGCAACAGTGGCTCCCGGCCAAGTCAAGTATATTTACCTGAGCGATGCTAGCACATCCGCTGGAACTTGGCGCGTCACGATCTTCGGAGTGGGCTCATCAAACCTGGATGCAGCAGCTCTGTCCGGTTACGGGCTCAAAGCGATCACCAGCACTATCAATACTGCAGCAGTTGCTACGGATATCTCGGGTAACACCACAGTGGTTGCAGCTGACCGCTCCAAGGTGTTTGTATGGACAGGGGGCAGCGGAACGCTCACGTTACCGACCACGGTTGGCTCGACTAGTGACTTTGCCATCGAGGTTCGCAATCAAGGAACGGGCACGCTCACGCTGGCGCCTGTGGGTGGGGTGCTCATTGATGCATCTGCCACGATTACTTTGTCTGTGCAGGAGTCATGCTTTGTGCACATGGGCGCAACAGACTGGTACACCGTTGGACGCGGTCGCAATACTGCATTCAACTTCACCCAGCTGACCAAAGCAACCACAGGCGGCACGACTGTGCTCACGTTGACTGAGGCCAGCAACGTTGTACAGAAGTACACCGGCGCGCTAGTCAGCAATGCCACTATCACCCTGCCCGCCGTGGTTCAGGTTTATTACGTAAACAACGCAACTACCGGAACCTACACACTGACATTTGGCTGCTCCGGGGGAGGCACGTCAATAGCCGTTGTGCAGAGCCAGGCTGCTATTCTGTTCTGCGACGGCGTCAATATCGTCAATGCCAACACGTCACTGTCAAGCGGCATCTCATCCATCATCTTCGCTGCCGGTACAGTAACAGCACCCCCGGTGGCTATTGCAGAGTCTGTTACCGGGTTCTATGCAAGCGGTACACATGAGATCGGAGTGTCTATTAATGGGGTGGCGATCGGTAAGTTCACATCCTCCGGCATCACGATGGACGCCACCAACCTTACCAACACCATAGCTCCCCAAACCCACGCAGCCACTAGCAAACCAACCCCCGTAGACGCAGACGAACTCCCCCTGTCCGACAGTGCCGCAACCTTCGGCTTGAAGAAACTGACATGGGCGAACGTGAAGGCTACGCTTGCTGCTTGGCTCAATAGTACAGCAATCCCCGCATCGTTTACCACTGTTACCGCAGGAGGGCAGGTACTTAGTCTTGCGCTATCCGGTAGTGTCAAGGCGGCTTCGTCAACTGACCCGACATACAGCGTGGAATGGCGTGCGAATTACTCTGACCCTAACGCCGCTGAAATGTATGTTCGCAACACATTGCGTATGCGTGCTGCAACAAATGGCGGCCTAAGGGTTTACGACCTTGCAGGTACAGAGCGTGCCGACTTCACCTCCTCCGGACTCGCCGTCACTGGCAGTGTGTCAACAGTTTCCTCTGCTGAGACTGTAATGCGTGTTTCGTCTAGCACGAACACAGCGTGGCGCGGCTATGTGATGGGGATTGCAGCGGACGCTACTACAGAGTACGCATCATCGAAGTTTGAAGGGGAGGGCGGAGAGTACCGCCACAGCGCAGGCTTTACTGGGTGGGGTGGTATCCAAACTTTCTACACAAACGGAGTAAGACGAGCCACCCTCGACTCCGCAGGCAACCTCGGTCTGGGGGTTCCGCCTAGTGCTTGGGGTAGCTTGTTTAAGCCTATTGAATTAGGCAATGGTGGGTCGTTTATAACTGGAAGAACGGATGCGCTATCCCAAGTCCAAGTCGGCGCAAATGCTTGGTTCAATGGCACAAATTGGATATACAAAAATGGCACAGGTGGCTCACCTGTAGCCGCATCGAAATACTACCAAATCAGCGGTGCTCACTATTGGGAAGCAGCAGCTCCCGGCACAGCAGGCAACCCGATCAGCTTCACGCAGGCGATGACCCTTGCGGCAGATAGCTCGCTCACTGTTGCTGGGGAGAAGATGTTTGCTCAGTACGGCGGTTCACTCAATGCTTCCGGTGGCGCGTACATAACTATCCTCGACGCTTCCACATTGGGAAACGATTGCCACGGAGAGGTTTTTGTCCGCACATCAGAGAACTCTGTTAACCAAAGCGCGTACCGCATTGCGTTTGTCGTGAATTCAGCAGGGACGGCTTCATTTACTACGGTAACTGGCGGGGCACTGAACACCATAGCTGGCCCAGTTGTCGGCAGTGGCTACGGACAGGCGACCTTTCAACAAAGTGGGAACGCACTCCAAGCAAGAGGATTGATCGGAGTAAATATCTATTACGCAACCATTCGTCGTTACTAATCAAAAGGAATCTAAACCATGCCCACATATACCGAAACCTCTGTTCTCGCGGAGCTAACCATCGTTCCAGCCTTGGACGTTATCAACGTCACGCACGTTAACACCACGTTCAAAGACGGTGTGAAGTTCAAAGAGGAGCGATCAGCCCGCAGCTATTCAAACCTCGGTCAAGTAGCTGCTGAGATTGCACCTACAGGCGCTTCACTGCTTGAAATCGTGCAAGCATTTAACGCCACGGCACAGACGCAAAAGACAGACGCACTCACAGCCAAAGCAACAGCCGAAGCCGCACTAGCCCAAGCCATCACAGACAAAGACGCAGCAGTGGCAGCAGCTACCGCACCGCTACAAGCTGAGATTGCACGACTGACTGCTTTGGTTCCTGCGCCTGTTACCGCAACTGGTGTAGTCACCATGCGTCAAGCGCGTTTGGCCCTGCTCCAAGTCGGCAAGTACGCAGACGTAAGCACCGCCATTGCATCCATGCCAGAGCCACAGAAGAGCGCTGCTGTCATAGAGTGGGAGTACGGCAACACGGTAGAACGTAACAGCGGCCTTGTGCCTCAGTTGGGCGCACTGCTTGGAATGACTGAAAGCCAGATCGACGATCTGTTCGCTTTAGCTGCTACTTTGTAAATACTCTAGGCTCAGGGTTAAAAGTATGCAACCTAGCTTTTGCTTCCAAATAAGCATGGTGCGCGGCCTCCTGTGTGTCGAAGCACCCGAGGCTAACCATCTTCCAATTCAAGCCAATACGCGCCACCCACTTGTTTTGCCTTGCGGAGAAGTACGTACCAAGCTTGCCGTTCTTGGAGTGCCTGTTTTGTTGGTTAAATGCGTCGGTGGCTTCTCTGAGATTTGCAAGTCTATTGTCAGCGGGCTCCCCGTTGATATGGTCAATGTGGTTCGTAGGCCATTCGCCATAAACGTAAAGCCACACAAGCCTGTGAGCCTTGTACTTCTTGCGGTCTATCATTACTTGAATGTAGCCCTCTTTATCAAGGCAGTTAAGCACATTGCCAATCCTGCCCTTGCCGCGATTCGCTATTCTGGTAAATATGCCAGTGGTTTCGTCGTAGTGGAAAAGTTCGCGCAGACGATTTACGCTAAGATCGCCAGTAGCCATGCTGTTGTTCCTTTAAAACAATGGTTTGGTCAGAAGCCTCGTCGTGTTCTCAGCACTTCGGGGCTTCGTCATTTTATCTTAGGGTTGCCACCTATTGCAACCGGGTTTTTCTCCTTTAAGGAGGGCCTGTAAATGTGCGACAAGGCCACTTGCTATCAGGGGCGTAACTGCACTTGCCGCAGTGCGCCTACTGACTCCAACCCCATTCGTGATCGGATTGTGAATGTTCTCTTCGCTTTTGATTGCTTCGTATTTTCCTTCCTTACTCTGGGGCGAAGCTATCCAAGCGAGTCTTTCAGCAGCGCAGCACACAGGGGCACAAAGTACGGGAAGTTCTACGGACGTTCAGAGAAATGGATTGACAAAGGGTTCAGTCTGCTCGGGCAAACAGGTCACTGCCAGTGGGCATACGAACACGCCAAGTTCAACCTACCGGAGGACATGAGATGACCGACCTACACATCACCCTATTAGTCATCGTCCTGACGCTGCAAATGCTGGACGCATTTACTACCTACACTGCAATAAACGGCAATAAGGGAGCAGAGTGTAATGTGTTTGCCGCAGCAATATTCAAACGGCTTGGATTAATACCCGGCATCGTAGCGATGAAAGCCCCGTTCGTTGCAGCCCTGTATTTCTATCACGCTGAAGTGGGTGATGTTGCTCTAGTAGTCATATCGCTGATTTATGCAGTTGTTGTTTACAGCAACGTCAAGATTATTCGGGCTGCTACATGACACGCCAAGATCGCTATTGGGGGGCAATCAGCCATGCCCTATTTGACACAAACCTAACCGCTGTCCGATTGTCCTTGGCACTGTCAGAGTTTATATGGGCGCTCATGCTGCTGTGGGATGGAGACACTTTTAGCCGACCGACCTATTTGCTGATGCAGCATGTCATGCGCGAGGAAGCGTGGGCAGTTTTGTTTCTGATTAGTGGTGTGATGCAGAGCACCATCGTTGCCCAAGAGGACTACCACTCCAGATTCGCCCGGTACTTTGCAGGATACAACGCCGCACTTTGGGTCTTTGTCGTGGTGTCCATGCTAATTGCTGTATACCCACCGCCTGCGGCTATTAGCGCAGAAGTCACCAGTGCCTTATTTGCAACATGGATTTGGGTACGCCCGTACATCCTAGCCGAAGGGATGCGCCGTGCCAGAAACTCCAACGAATAATTGCCGTGCCAGTGACGATGAAGTGCTTGCACTACTCAAAGACATTTCCGCAAAGTTGACTGATATGACAAGTGCATTTGTCCTAAATGATCTGCACAAGCCAGACTTTGATGGTCATCGCAAAGCACACCTCACGATGATAAAAGATGCAGAGATCATGGACGGTTACAAGCGCGGAATCACTAAAAAGATTATCGCCTGGCTGGCTGTTGGTGCGTTGGGAATGCTTGCGTCTGGCTTTATTGCTCAAGTATCGTGGCATCTGAAATGAGATGGAAGCTATCAGACTTGGTGACGGACGACAAGACGGGCAGGCTGCGGGAGACAAAGCTGTGGAGCAATATCGGCAAGGCAGCAATGACGTTTGCCTTCGTGGTTGTGACGTGGCGCGGTGCTGGTACGGAGTGGCTTTGGTTGACATACGGCGGGGTTGTTGTCCTGCACGAACTTGGCAGCAAGGCCCTCAATCAAAAGCAGCAGCAAATGGATAAGGAGAAACCTGAATGACAGACTGTTTGAATGGGGCAATGAGTATGTCGTACTCGGGCCTACAAATGATGATGAAGGCCGAAGGATTACGCCTTGATGCATATCGCTGCCCTGCAAATGTTTTAACGATTGGCTATGGGCATACAGGCGCTGATGTTGTTGAGGGTATGATGATCAATGAGGCACAAGCCGAGGCACTGCTCAAGAAAGACATTGAGTTTGCAGAGCGTGGTGTGCGTGAGTATGCCGCCGTTCCGCTAACGCAGGGCCAGTTTAATTCGCTGGTGGACTTTGCATTTAACTGCGGCGTTGGAGCCATGCGCGGATCAACGATGCTCAAGCGTCTAAACAGCCATGACTATCTCGGTGCGGCTGACGAGTTTGCAAAGTGGGACATGGCAGGAGGTAAGCATCTGCCCGGTCTTGCGCGTCGACGCTCCGACGAAAAAGCTATGTTTTTGAGTGATACGGAGCAAGTGTGAACGATGTTTACCTTTCTTGACCTCATCCCCAAGTCTGCCTACGCCGCTCTGATAGCAGTGTTGATGGTCACGACTGTAAAACTCCATTGGGATAAGACTGGTCTTGTGTTGGACGTACAGGTCGGCAAAACAAAAGTTGCTCAACTCGAAACGTCAATCGCTACTGCAAACGCCAAGTCAGCAGAAGTCTCTGAATCACTCACACGAAAGGTACTCGATGCCCAATTTGCCGCACAACGCCGCGAAACTGCTTTGCTTGCTGACATTAGTAGTGCTAACGCTGCTCTTGCAAGCCTGCGTTTGTCCACCGCAGCCACCCGTACCTCCTATCGTCTATCCGGTCCTACCACCACTACCCAGTATCAGTACGCCGATACCGGATACGAGCTACTCGACCTCTGCACGACAGACCTTGTCCGAGTTTCAACGGCGGCTGATGGACATGTATCCGACCTCAAAATGATGATTGATGCTTGGCCTACTAAATAAATCAAAGGGAATAAATCATGGCTGCAATTGGATTCTTCAAATCGCCGACAACGGGTAATGCTGTAACGTGGGATGAGACGGGGGCGCAGACTGATATGGGGCTGACGTATGACGGCTATCAACTCCCTGTAGCGCAGCAACAGACATCGTTCGGTGGTGGGGCTGAAGCGCCTACTGCCGCTCCGGTAGTCGCGTACAACTCCCTGCAGGACAACAACTATTTCATCAGCCCGTCAACTGGCAACATGGTGACTTGGGACGCTAACGGGACGCAGACTGATACGGGCCACGCGCCGGGTCTGGCACAGAATCTAGCAGCAGCGGCAGAGCCAGTTGTTTCGACAAATACGGTCACCCAGAATGACGGGTCAAACAGAGGCACCGGGTCGGTATATAACCACTGGACGGATATGCCGACAGATACATACCAGCAGTATGAAACCAAGATGGCGTCTGCAAGCAATGACCCGCTATCAGCATGGCTAAATGCGGGTGCGACCACGCTCACACAACCGCAATTTGAGCAGCAACAGCAGGTCGCAGCGTCTAGTCCAAACTCTTGGGGTGGGGGGGATACACCGGCGTCACAGGCTGCGCATGACGCACGAGTGGCCGCAATCGCGGTTCCCGCAGTTACTCCCATTCTTGCACCACCCATTGACTATATCTCGAGTCTTAGTGGATGGGGACCCGCACGGCCTCAAGGCCCATTAACGCAAGCAGGACTTTATCAGCCCGGGCAGACGGCCGGCACGGGCGGCATTGCCAACTCGCAATTCACAGGATGGAGCCAGCCGCAGGCCGGGGCATTCAACACCCCCGTACTTGATGCCCTGTATAGGGGTCAACAGCAGCGCATGACTACTCCCGCACCGCAGTTCAATTTTCAGGATAAACCCGGCGCGCTCACACAGGCTATTAAGGGGTAGACGATGAACTTCACCTACACCCAATTGCTGACGCTGGTGCCGCAGTACGCCGAGCGTACTGATACGGCGTTCGCAGCACAACTGCCTACCTTCATCGCCCTGGCCGAGAACCGTATTGCCACGGAGATGAAGCAGCAGGGCTTCCAGGCCGTGGTGTCAGGCACGCTGCCGACCACCTCAACCATGGCCAAGCCCAGCTACTGGAAGGAGACCATCTCCTTCTACTACACTGACGCCTCAGGCAACCGCAACCCATTGTTCCTACGGACTTTGGAGTATGTGCGCAACTACTGGCCCAACGAGTCGTTGCAAGACGCACCCAAGTTCTACGCAGACTACAACGCTACAAACTTCCTACTTGGCCCCGCGCCGTCATCCGCGTTCGCTTTTGAGCTTGTGTACTATGCTCGTCTGCAGCCCTTGAACTCATCGAATGACTCCAACTGGATGACGCTCAACACCCCACAGGCACTACTTGCTGCTGTCATGGTGGAAGCCTGCCGCTACACAAAGAACCCAGCAAGACAAGCAGTATGGGAAGAGATGTACCAGTCGGCCAGTGGTGGGCTTAAGCAAGAGAATTCAGAGCGCCAAGCAGACCGCACAATCGTATTCACAAGGCCGTAAAATGGCAGATCCAGTCTACCTGTTCCAGTCTCTACCGGGCGTCCGTCGTGACGGCACTGACCTAGATAGTCCGTTCTACAACGATGGGGTGTGGGTGCGGTGGCAGCGCAGACGGCCTCGGAAGATAGGCGGCTACCGTTCTATGACACAGCATGCCAACGCCCCTGTGCGCGCTGTCATGATGGACGCTCGAGGTGGTGTCAACTCCACCCACCTGTTTAGCCAATGGGGTATTCAGCGTGTTAAGTTTGCTAATGATGGATCTTCAGGCAATATCGAAGACCGCACCCCGACAGGGTTTGTAACAGACCCGCTGCTCAACTGGTCCTACACCTCAATGTATTCTAGTACCGGGGGTACGTACTCTGCGGTCATAGCTGCGAGCTCGCCTGACGTTGAAGACATTGCCAGCGACGCGGAAGGATACGTTTACGCAGGGGACATCTCCTCTAATGATCCGTTGGTGCAGGTTGCAGATGGTACTGGCCCAATCCGCACCTCCGGCGGCGTTTGCGTGCTCCCGCCATTTTTGTTTGTGTATGGGTCTAACGGTCTAATTCGCAACAGCAACGCCAATGACTACAGCGCCGGGACCGGCTGGGCAACCGGAGGTGCAAACTACGCATCTACCAATAACATTGGGGCACAAAAGATAATCTACGGTACGCCTGTGCGTGGGGGCACGCAGGCTCCGTCAGGACTGTTTTGGAGCCTAGACAGCTTGATTCGGGTTTCGTTTACCAATGACACCCGGATATGGCAATACGATACGCTGTCTAACCCGACAACCATTATGTCTAAGAACGCAGTGGTGGAGCACGAAGGCAAGTTTTTCTGGCCGGGAACCGACCGCTTCTTGTTCTACAACGGCGTGGTGCAAGAGCTGCCCAACCAGATGAACTGCAACTACTTCTTTGACAACCTGAACTACACCTACCAGAACAAGGTCTTCGGAGTCAAGGTTTCACGCTGGGGCGAAATATGGTGGTTCTATCCACGCGGCACTGACACTGAGTGCGGCAACGCAGTTATCTTCAACTACCGCGAGAATACATGGTACGATGCTGTGAAGGAGCGCACCGCAGGTGCACCGGCAGGGGTGTTTAGGTATCCTGTGTTTGCTGGGCACGAAGACTCCCTGAGCACAACGCTGCTGGCCACAGGCTTAAACCTGACAACGTCAGCTGCAACGCTGGCGGGCTCCCCTGTTCTGACATTTGTGTCAACTACAGGGATTGTGGATGGGATGAAGGCGTCAGGAACGGGCGTAGTCACCGGATCGCTGGTGTCTTCCCATACCCCCACGACCATTACCTTGAATACCAATACAACCGGCGTAGCGAGTGGTGCAATCCTGGCATTCACCTCTATGACCACAGCATTTGTTGAGAATAACTTGGTCACAGGATCACTGTCAGGTGCTACAGGGACTGCAGTGCGCGTGCTGACCAACTCTATAAATGTGAACAATATAACAGGCACTTTCGTCATCAATGACGTACTCACTGGGCTTGCAAGTGCTACTGCTAAGGTACAGACTACCCCCGTCAGCCAAACACTGGTGACCCAGTACCAACATGAGTACGGCTGGGACAAGACAGTAGGGCAGGAGACATCCCCCATTGAGAGTTCCTTTACGTCTCAGAACTTTGGATTTGCTGTTGGCGGGCCATTTGAGGATGTGCCCAAGATGGTTGACTGTATGACGCGGATTTTGCGCCTTGAGCCTGACATGAATCAGATAGGCGATATTCAGTGTGATGTCATCGGGCGATCATTCGCTGAAGACGCGGATACTGTGCTCAACAGCTACACGCTGGCTCCCGAAGATTCATTCCAGAATATGGGCGATCAGGCGCGGATTATGAAGCTAAAATTCACCAGCAACTCACTGGGCGGGTTCTACGAGCAAGGGCAAGTGCAGGTCAGTATTGAACCAGGTGACGAAAGGTCTACCAAGTGATCAAAGTAGCCGCTTTCCTTCCTCTGCCCGAGGGGTTAAAATTCAGTGAGTGGGGCGCATTGGTGGCAGAACAATTTGCCCAGTTCGGGGTCAGTGCCCCTTATAATGACGATTCGTGGAAGACGTGGGTATGTGCGCTGTTTTATGTGCCTGAGCTTGCGGCTATGAATATTCCCGGGGCTGACGGGTTTGATACCTGGTCAGATTGGGCGGAACAATTTATTGGCTCAGTGAGGTAGCAGCAATGGCAGCAAAATTCGTGGCAACATCCTACGATGAAGACGGCAACCCGGTCGACGGGTATTGGGAAGACGACCCCAGCTCGAACTACTCCAATGAGGGTAATAATAATCAAGACGCTGGGCCGAACTACAGCCATGAGGGGCGCAATGCCTATGGGTATGATGACCCATCTGGTAGAGGTAACATAACAGACGATAACCAGAACGACGCAGAGACAAACCGGCTGAGAGACATGGCCAAGGGGGACCCGACACGAGGTCTGGGAAACATCTCCCCCGGCAGTGATATCCCCGCCGACGACGGTTCAACCTGGGACAAGTTCGCCACCGGCCTGAAGCTGAAGAACCCTGATGGCAGCTATGACTGGTCTAAGATTCTGGGACTAGCCGGAGCGGGTATTGGAACCATTGGCGCTTTAACAAACAAGCCCGAGGGCACTAAGTCTATTGCCGACCTCCGTGCGGGGATGCCCAGCCGTGGCGCTCAGTCCTTCACACCCGAGACGCTGGCCATGATGCAGCGGCCCATGCAGACCGGCAGCGCGCTGCAGCGGGTCTACGCCGCTGACATGCAGCAGCCCATCGCAAAGGGCCAGACCTACGCAGAGGGCGGCGAGGTCTGGCCGGCCGAGATGCAAGAGGCTCCAGGGGCTCTGAGCCAGGCATTCTCTGGCGCGGTGCGGGGCGATGATGGTGGTCAGTCAGATCTCATTGAAGCACGACTGTCACCCGGCGAGTATGTGTTGGACGCCGAGACGGTATCCGCGCTCGGTGACGGCAACACGCAGGCAGGTATCGCCAAGCTCGATGAACTGCGCGCCAAGCTGCGCGAGCAGAAGCGCAGCGCACCCACACAAGACATACCACCCCAGGCGCAGGGTCCACTCAGCTACATGCAAGGAGCCTAAGACATGGCAACAAGTAACGCAGTCAGTCAGACGGATCTGCCGGAGTGGTATCAGCAGTACACCCAGAACCTGGGCACCCAGGCGATGAACATCGCGCAGGGGAACAACGCGCAGCCATTACCGGCGCAGAGTGTGGCGGGCTTCAACTCCGACCAGACCGCTGCATTTGATCAACTGCGGGCCGGTCAGGGTGTGTGGCAGCAACCGCTGCAACAAGCGCAGCAATTGAGTGGGCAGATTGCCCCAACGGCAGCCAAATTTGTGGACTATGCGCAGGGCGCTGTTGGTGCACCGGCTATGACCACCTCCAACGCCATTCAGCCATGGGCACAAGGTGCGCAGGACGCGGTCAGCGGTAACGCGCAGGGGTGGACGGACAACGTCTCCAAGTACATGAGCCCTTACACCACTCAGGTGGTGGACAACATCGCCCGCCTGGGCAAGCGCAACTGGGAGGACTCCATCATGCCGGGGGTCAACTCCAGCATGATCGGCTCTGGCCAGTTCGGCTCCACCCGCAACGCGGACATCCTGGGTCGTGCAGGTGTCAATGCCGCGAACGACATCACAGGGCAGCAGTCCAATGCGCTGCAGGCCGGTTACACGGGCGCCGCTGGCATCTTCGCCAACGACGCCAACCGTGCACAGCAGCAGGGCCAGATGCAGAGCAGTGCAGCGCTTGCGGGCGGCAACATGATGCAGGGCGCGCTGAGTGCAGACGCCAATCGTGTGCAGAATCAGGGGCAACTCCAGGCCAACACTGCGTTGAGTGGGGCCACGGCATCGCTGAATGCCCTGAACACCGCGTCCGACAACATTGGCGCGCTTGGGCAGTCTTACCAGACCATGGCCAACACCGATACACAGGGACTGCTCAACATTGGCAACCAGCAGCAGCAACTCCAGCAGGGCGGACTAACCACAGCATATAACAATGCTATGTTGGCGCGCACCGACCCGTGGACTCAACTGTCTAACGCTACCGGCGTAATCAACGGGGTCCAACTGCCAAAGTCAATTTATGAATCTGGTAGCGACACGAGTGTCACTGCGCCCAACACGCTGCAGGGCATTGGTTCTGGTCTGCTTACCGCAGGTTCGATACTTAACTAAGGGTATGTGATGGCAACAACACCTCAATTTGATCAGCTCCCAAAGCGTATTCGAGAGCTGATCATGGCCGACATGGGGAAGAACGGTTCTGCGGCCGGCGACGCGACCCCATTCTCGTTTGCCATGAGTCCCAGCGCAGAGGTGCCACGGGCTACACTGGGCCCGGTATTTGCGGACGATGCAGCTCGTTACACCGGCACCACTGGGCCGTTGACCTTGTCGGATGTGGCGGGCATCGCTCCACCGCAGCGCAGAGATGCCGCAGTACCGCAAACCCCCGAGCAGGGCGCGCTGACCCGCAGCGAACGTGCCGAGCCGGACTTCCAGGCAATGCTCAACAAGTATGTGCCAGAGGACGACTCCCGCTCGCGCTACCTGGCCATGGCGGCAGCGTTCAGCAAGCCCACCGTCACGGGCTCGTTTGGTGAGACCATGTCCAACGTCTCCAACGCGCTGTATGAGCAGAAGCAGAACCAGCAGAAGTTGCGAGCACAGTATACTCCCCTCATCATGCAGCAAGTGGCTCAGCAGCAGGCTCGTGAAGAACAGAATGCGTATCGTCTCGAAGTCCAACAACAGGCTCAGGCTGCTCATGCGCAAGCTGCAGCACTGGCCCAACAAGGACGCATGGACTTGGCTGCACAGAACCAAGCCTCTATGGATGCGCGGGCGGCGGCTGACCTAGCTTTGCGTGAACAACTGGCAGGTAATGCTGCGGACTTGAAGCGTGATCTAGCGCCTCCGAAGGATGTCCAGAAGCCGTTGCCTCCCGGCGCTTTGAAAATGCAGCAGGACGCGCTGGACGCAATCGGCATCTCCTCCTCTATCAACTCTGATTTGGGTGCCATTGAGCAGCAGATTAAGGACGGCAAACTGAAGTTCGGCCCGGTGTCTAACCTGATAAACAAGGGGATGAACGCTATGGGTTCTAGCACCGAAGAGTCTAGGAACTTCGGCAGCTTCACGTCAACGCTTGAAAGACTGCGTAATGAGTCTTTGCGCCTGAACACGGGGGTGCAAACTGACGGAGACGCAATGCGCGCTTGGAATGAGCTGTTCCAGAATATCACTGACACTGGTCTGGTGAAGCAGCGCCTTGCAGAAATTAAGAGCATCAACAAGCGCGGGGCTGAGTTGCAGCAGTTGAAGATCGACGGAGTACGGGCGAATTACGGTCATGATCCGCTGGATACTTCTGCACAGCGAAATGTACCGCCAGCGTTGAACGCATCTCCATCCCTACCGACGGCTGACGCAGTGGCGGCTGAGATGGCTCGTCGTGCAGCTGCCAAGAAAGGCTCATAATGGACTTGACCAATCTCTCAGACGCCGACCTGGCGGCGCTTGCGGCCGGCGACCTGTCGAAGGTCTCAGACGCTGGCCTTGCGCACCTCTCAGGAGGGGGCCAGAAGCCCGCGCAGGAGGGCTCCGCGATGGACGCACCCAATGCCATAGGCACAGGCTTTAACCAGGGCCTGGCGCGGCTTGCGGGCCTCCCAATGGACACCGCGCGCAATGTGGTGGACCTGGGCAAGGCGGCACTGGGCACACCGTTCCTGATGGCCGGCAAAACCCCGCCGGAGATGCTGCAGGTCGGCAACCGCGCTGACGTTCCGCTGAGTGGTGAGAACCTCATCCGCAACATGCCAAAGGCCATGGTGCAGGCGCAGAACCCAGAATACGAGGGAGGCTATTTGCAGGCCGCTGGTGGCTCATTAGCGGGCGCCACAACACCGGGGCAAGCGGCTATGGGGGTTGCATCCGGCTTAGCCGGGAAAGCTGCCTATGAGGCCTCTGGCAACCCTGCGCTGGCCATTGCCGCTGGGATGAGTCCGATGGGTGCGGCAAACCTTGCTCCGATGGCGGCACGCGGGATGATCCGCGGTGGCGAGGCCGGTAGGCAGGAGATGATCCAGCGCATTGAGGACCTGCGCAGAGGCGGTGTGGATAACCCAACGCTCGGCCTGGCATCCGGCAACGGGGTGCTGGGCGGCTTAGAGACCGTGCTGCAGACCATTCCAGGATCAATGGGCATCTTCGCCCGTGCGCGAGACTCGGCAATCAACGGTATGCAGGCGACCGCCACGAGGGCCGCGGACAACGCATCCAACAACCGTGGCTCCACGGCCGCGGGGCAGGGGATCAAGCGCGACCTCGGCTCGTTCTATGACCGCACGGTGGCCCCTGGCTACCAGCGCTTGAACGATATGGCGGAGGGCGCGATTGGCACTGACACCCCGGTACAGGTCACCAACGCCGTCAACAGGTCTAGCCAAATGTCGACCCCCAACCCCGGGGCGCCAGCCACGTCAGCAACGCTGATTCAGCCGCGCATCGCGGAGTGGAATAGGACACTCCGGTCAGACCAAGGTGGCGCTCCCGGCTACACAGACGGCTCGGGGCTGTACCACCCGCCGGTGCCGCCAAACGGTGTGCCATATGGCGTTGTCAAGGGCATACGCACAAGAATTGGAGCGGAATTGGCATCCAAGGACGTCGTCGGGACCCCAGAGCACGGTGAAATCAGTAAGATGTACGGGGCCTTATCCGACGATATGAAAGAGGCCGCGCGTCAGTCTGACCTGGCAAAGGGGCCACAGCCTGCAGTCACACGTCCGACAAGCGCAAGCGGTGCGCTGGACCGCGCAAACGACTTCTATCGTTCTGGCATGGCCCGCATAGAGCGCACAGACCCGTTCAGGACTACTTCAGACCCGGCGCAGGCGTTCAACTCCTTGCAGAACACGGCCAAGGAGAACGTCTCCACGCTGCAGGCGGTCAAGAAGTCGGTCACACCTGAGACCCGCGGTAGTGTCGCAGGCACCATCATCGACCGCCTGGGGCGCGCCACCAGCGGAAACCAGAACGACCTCGGCGACAGGTTCAGTCCGCAGACGTTCCTGACCAACTGGAACAAGATGACCCCCAAGGCGCGCGAGGAGCTGTTCAGCGGCTTCCCCAACTCCGAGGCGGTCATGGCGGAGGTGAGCGCGGTCGCCAAGGCCGCAAGCATGATGAAGGACAACTCACGGCACTGGTTCAACTCCAGCGGCACGGCTGCGAACGCACACGCTCGGGACCTGATATTTGGGGCTGGTGTTGGCACACTTGCGGCACCTTTCGGGTTGATGAGCCCAGCCATACCGACTATGGCCATCGGCACCATGGGCGCCTCCAGAGCAGCTTCCAGGGCCATGACAGATCCAAGGGTGGTGAACTGGGCGGCGCAGAGAACAGACCCAAACAGGGCGGACCTCGGAGCGCTCACGCGCTACCTGGTTGGCAGTGGCTTACTCAACGAAGGAAACTAGATCATGGCTGGAGCATTGACGAAGACGGCTCGGTACGCTGAGCCTGCAATGGCCATGGCGTCCGGGGGGTTTGCCGAGCCACTGGCGGGGCTTGCAGCGCTGCTCAGCGGCAACCCCAACAGCCCGATCAGATCTCTCCGCTACCCGGCAGTGAGTGCGTTGGCTACTGAGTTGCAGCCGGTGAGCTTTACAGGGCCGGACATTAAGAACCTGATAAAGCAGCTGCGTGAGACTGGCAACAAGGGTGCAAATATTCCCTACGGCGGTGATCAGTCTGCGCAGAAACTGGGGCAAGCCCAGCTGGGCGGAGCGCGGGCGCTTGAGGGTCTGATAGATGAACACCTGCTTCAGTTTGGCCCCAGCAATGTGGTTCCGAACTTGCAAGCGGCTCGTCAAGAGATTGCCCAGTCGCATACGCTTGAGAAAGCACTAAACACAGCCACCGGGGACGTGAACGCTCATGTGTTTGGGCAACGTGTCAAGGCGGGTAAACCCGTTTCCGGATACCAGAAGCTGATTGGAGACTTTGCAGCAGCCTTCCCACAGGTCACCAAACCTGGGGCGGGGTCTCCTACCCCGGGAGTTTCAGCGCTTGAAGCCATGGCAGTGCCTGTGGCTGCGATGATTGGGCATGGCAGTACTGGGAATGCATCAGGATTACTAGCTGGCGGGTTGCCCCTGCTCCGCTCCCCCGTTCGCAACCTGCTCCTAAGCAAATGGTACCAGAAGCAGTTTGCAAAAGAACCTTCGAGTATGCGATCACTCAGCCCGGATGAGATGGGGGCGCTGTCCAAGTTCCTGTTGACTAGCGGAGTGCTGGACGAGGCTAATGACGGCCTGTCGCGATGAAGAATAGACCCTAGTAATAGGCCAGGAGTACCTGCTGAAGCGATGCCTGCGTCGAGCCAACCCGCTGGCCCATTGACCCAAACAGCGCAGCCTCAACAGGCTCCCCCTGAGATTCGGTTCTAGCCATATTGCCTGAAGCGTGTATTAATAGCTTGGCCAGGGCGTGGATGCACCCACAGATCCTTAGCTGGTTTGAACGGTTGCACGAAGGTTCTCCAATGGAATGCGTTAACCGCAGGGTCTGCTATTTCTGGTGGTGCAACCTCAACTACCTTCGGCTTATGCTTACGCTTATTGCTGCACACCTTGCACTCCGCTGATAAGCGATGCGCTGCGCCCTTGACGTAATACTCCCGCAGCGACTTGAGTTCGCCGCACTGAGTGCAGACTTTCTTCCTTGGGTCTGTAGACTTGCATGTACGACACACATCTGAGTAGCCTGTGGTAGAGCTAAAGGTGAAGTTCGAGTTACGCGCCTTCTCAAGAAGACACTGGGTGCATTTTTTAAGTATTAGTTTTGGCATTTCATTGTCTCTATCTCGCCACATCCCGCACCACATGTATATTTTTCATCAATTTACGAATCTTTGGGATAACAGTACATGATGGGCAATCGCACCATGACATACCCTCTGGCTTTGTCATGTCTACACCATACTCCAGTGCGTAAAGCGCCTCAGACAATAATTCAAGTGCAGCATCACGCTCGGCTTCGAGCCTAGCTATCTCGGCATCATCTGCGTTGCTCTTAGCTTGTAATACCGCCGCAGCTTTTTCATTCCATTGCAGCCTAGCTATCTCGGTAAGCGCAGCATCACGCTCTGCTTTCATTGCCGCGTATTCGTGGTCAGCCTCATCCAGCAGTAGGCGGTAGTTGTCTGCTGCATGCTTCTGTGAAGCAAGCTCTTTAATGTCGGCATCCCCAGACCCCTGGACCACGTCGAAGCGTTGGTCTTCAGCAGGGATATGCAGGTCGTACCTTCCGCTTTTTGCTTTTGTCATTTGCTGCATTCCACCACGCTGTAGGTATGTTTCTCAACCCAAGCCCCACCACCAAGTTTTGACTTGCGTAGCGATTCATCTAGTGCGTCGAATGCCTCCCGCTGACTGTCAAACAGGGTCGCCCTGCCTCGCATGAGTAGCTGGTCTGGCGCTGGCTCACTGTCCCTGCCATAGGACATAGGAGCAAACCAATCAGTGGTTGCGATAGATTTCTTGCTGCACATTACGATGTAATTAACCATGTAACCTCCAAAACGATTGCCCAAATAATGACGTTGAAAATGTCATAACGATTTGACCTATAGTGCCCGTGCGCCTTGGTCGGGTTGGGGTGTGGTCGCCTCCATATCAATACCTTCTTGATACCCAAGTTCCCACGCACCATTCTCATCAGACCATAATGCGTATGGGTTTGGTGCTTTGTAGCGTTGCCTACCGTAGCCGACACCTTGCTCGTAAGCTGTTGTGATTGCAAGTAGCTTGTCTGCTGTCACTGGCTCAGTTACTCGAATATTTCGAGTAACTGTTTTGATACCTGCTTGCGCTGCTTCCAGCGTCAAGATGATTTGATGCTGCCTACGCAGTGCGTCAGCGGCCCATTGCTCACGTTGCGTAGGTGCTGGGAATCCTTCCATATTGTCCAGTATGTCGTCAATGTAGTTATCCAGCACCTCCTTCTGCTCGATGTGCTCCTCAGTGCTATCGGCTAACCTATAGTGCTCGATAGTTCTCCAGAGCATCGTCTTTCGGTGCCACTTTGAATCTTTTTCGGTGGTTGCCGCCGAAAGCGTATCAAGGTATGCCGTGTCAGTTGCAGCGCGCAAATCTTCGTCTGACAGGTTCGTTAAGTCTTTCATGCTTGCTCCTTCTTCTTTAGTCATGATGTTGGTCCTTCAAAATCAGATGCCATAGCGCCAAGGAGTGCACCGATAGCGATACACATCGTAGTGACAATTAGCTGAGTCCCTTCATACCCAGCTCTCCGGTGTCAAGGTGTCGATGCCGTTGCCGGATCCGCAATCAAGGGCGATGGCCACTTCAACGGCCTCGCGCGCCGTCTTGCCAAGGTGCATCGCGGCCAGCGCGTAATCACGGCCACTGCCCATGGCCTGCTGCTCGTTCTCAAACCACAGCGCGACCGGCGTCGATTCATAGCGGCAGGTTCGCCCGTCCCGCATGATGACCAAGAAGACGCAGGCATTCTTCTCCTGCTGGGCGGGGTACTTGGCCGGGTTTGCGCCATCGCGCAGCCACTGCACCATCTGCATCCCCACATCCAGATCGCCAGAAAAGGCACACAGCCCGCCGGTCCAGTGGTGAATCTTCGTCACCGTGCCACCGCTGTAGCCGTTGTTGACTGCGCGCTTGTCAGCCGCCAGTGTCTTGCCGTCCCAGGCTATCGTGGTCATGGTGCCTCTTTCGGTGGTAGATCCATGAACACCACGCCAAGATCAGTGGCTGCGTAGGACTCCACTTCGTCGCAAAACTTGCAGAAGTCGGCGGTCGTCAGATCCTTGCTGCTCATACCCAGCACTTGCCCGTTGGGCAGCTCAATGACGCCGATGAACTGGCGCTTGAATTGCTCGTGCCAAGTGGCTGTTGAAAATAGGCGTCCGCCCACTGCAACTTGCTCGGCGATCTGCGCCAGCGCGCCACGGCCCCAGTACCGGCGGTTTTGCGGTTTGGTGCGCTTGCGCAGCGAAACCACCAGCACCAGCTTCTTGCCCGCCTGCAGCCAGTGGGCAATGAACGGGTAGAGCTGTTCGCGGATCACCGCCCAGGCTTGCGCCCGGTTGTGCAGCTCAAGGGTCAACGTGCCAGCGCTCACCGGCTAGTCCCGGTACAACAAATTGTTGACCTTGAAGCTGAACGCGCAGTCAGTGCAGATAACAGCCCAGTCGCTAACGTAATCAAGCCCGTTGCCGTATGCTCCTTGCCCTTCTCCAGCGACACGGAATGGAGTTTCTGAGTAAACCCATTTGCCATCTACTTTGTCTCCTGTTTCGTAGTTGAGGTTGGCGTCATAGAAAGCCTTCCCTCCGCATACATCGCAACGTCTGTAATCACTTCCTGCCATGCTGTTCTCCAATCAATGCGCGTTCAACTAGGGCCAGAGCCATAGCCATAGCCATAGCCAGAGCCATCGCCATCGCCAGAGCCATCGCCATAGCCAGCACCATCGCCAGAGCCATCGCCATAGCCAGAGCCATCGCCATAGCCATAGCCATAGCCATAGCCATAGCCATAGCCAGAGCCATCGCCATAGCCAGCACCATAGCCATAGCCATCGCCATAGCCAGCACCATAGCCAGAGCCATCGCCATAGCCATAGCCATCGCCATCGGTAAAAATTTTATTTGAAGCCATCAATAGACTCCCGCGCTTTCACGCTGCATGGGATTAACTCACATACCCCTGTCAGTGCAAT